TCACGAGGCTTTTTCAAGCTGTTCGTCCAGATAATCCGACCACCATTGCATCAGTTTTTTACGCTCGTCCAAGTACATGGCGTGATTGTATGTGCGGCGCACCTTGTTTCTGTCGCGGTGTGCCAGTTGGCGCTCGATTGCATCCGGACGAAATCCACTGCGCTCGTTCATGATTGTCGAGGCTAGGCCTCGGAAGCCGTGGCCAGTCTGAAGCTGTTCGTACCCCATGATTTTTAATGCCTTATTCATCGTGTCGCTGCTCATGACAGCGCCACGCCGGTTGTGGACATTAGGGAACAGGTGCTGAAAGTGGCCCGAGTGCTTGCGTAGGCTTTCCAAGATAACAAGAGCTTGTGTTGATAGCGGCACGATATGGTCGGGCGCATTCTGCTTTTGTGCCAGGCGCCCCTTCATGCGCTCGCCCGGTATCAGCCATAAGGCATTCTTCCAATCAATCTCGCTCCACTGTGCCCAGCGCAGTTCATTTGTCCGCGGAAAAGTGCGCATCATCAGTTTGATGGCCAGCCGCGTCTCTGGTCTGCCGTGATAGCGCTCGACGCTGGCGAGTAGGGCGGGGAGATCCGTTTCTGAAACGTGCGGGAAATGCTCTACCGGTGGGCGCTCCTGCAAAAACTGCCGTAGCCCTTGGGTGACATCGATCTGAATCAAGCCAGTACCACAGCCGTATCTGAAGGCCATGCCAACTGCTTCGAGCACCCGAGCAGCCATCTCTAACGCGCCGCGCTGCTCTACTTGCTGCACCAATTCCAGGACAGCTTTTCCTGTTACGCTCGAAATGGAACGGTGGCCGATATAAGGATGCACGTTTGCGGCAAGAGAATTCGAGATCCGCTTAAAGTAGTCTTCGCTCCACACCGGCCGGCGGGTCTCCAGCCATTCGTCCGCGACCATCTTGAATGTAATTCCTGTTGCCGCCGGCGGGGGCGCCTCGCCAGGGTCAAAGCCCTCTGATAGCCGGGCCTTGGCTTTTTCGCGCTGCTCCCGAGCGGAAGCAAGGCTTATCTCCGGATAAGGGCCGAAGGTCAGGATATTTTCTTTCCCTGTCATGGGGTGCCGGTACTTCAATCTCCAGCGCTTTGAGCCGGAGGGGAGCAACTCAAGGTACAAACCACCGCCGTCAAAAAGGCGGTTCTTACCGCCCGTGCTGAATTTTGCTGCTTTGCACTTGGAGTCTGTTAGCGGCGGGATCTTCTTTGCCATGTCTTTAGGTTTCCTCTTATTTATAGGAGTCGGGGTTGTTGAGCCAAGCAAGGATGTCCTCACCCTTCCAGGCTGTGCAGGCTCTGCTTACCAGCTTGGCAGCCGGCGCTTGTCCAGCAAGTACTCTTTTGCGCCAGGTTTCTCGACTAAACGGGATGCGGTCGGCGAACTCGTCCCACCGATATAGGCCTTCGGGGTGGATGGTGGGGGCGCTTTTGTGAGCCGCTGCCATCAAGTTGTTGGGTTGTGGCATGGTTGTGTTCTCCATGAAAAACCCGGCACAAGGCCGGGCAGGTTCCATTCTTTAGTTGTCACGGCGATCATGGCCGTGATTGTTTCGGTCACTGGGCTGGCTCCTTACGGGCTGCGTCGATAACCCGTCGGGCCTTTCTTCGCATGTCTCTTCGCCCATTTTCATGAAGAAACATCCAGTCCCGGCCAGTTTGTTCAAACAAGACCTTGGCAGCAGCTTCAATATCCATTCCCACCTTGTCGGCGTCCTGCTGGTCCTGCTCGGATAGAAATAACAGGCGGTCGCCTTCCTCTGGGTGGTGATTTGCCGTAGCAATCTCTTTTGCACCGTAAAGCCTCGGCATCTTGCCTGGATACTGGCAGGCCCAGCCCCGCCACAGATCGCCTTGATACTGCTTCCCATCAGCACCGCTTACAGGTTGCTGCGCCTGGGCGGCAACGGGGGCCGGCCGGCGATAAAGAGGCTCCGGGTCCCAGCCGATTTCTCGCAATTCGTCGGCAGTTTCTTTGTGCTCTGTTCCAAGCTTTTTCCCGTTTTCATGAGTGCACAGGTAATACGCCACCGGCTCCGCGCTCACAGGGGTGGCTGCAAGTGCGTCACGCTCGGCCAGTAGCGCAGCAATCTGCTCTGCCCGCTCATTCACGCCACCTTGCCGTTTAGCATCGGCAATGGCTGCCTCGAGGTCGACACGGAGCTTTTGATATTTGTCTGTCATCGCTTCTTCTCCATCAATTGCGGGTAATTAGGATTAGGGGCGGCTTTTGAGGTAACGGGGATGAATGCGCGTGTTCCGTATACCTGTGCTGCGCGTTCTTGGTTGATGGCCAACTGGCTGATCGACTGGACCGGGTTGTGCCTCATATCGTCAGGCATGCTCAGGTTCTGGCGCATTGACGGCCTCCTTGTGTTCGTCATATTTCTGGATAGACCAGGCCAGCGCGTAGCAACACCACGTGAAGCGACCTGTGGGCTTGGTGAAGGTGTGCTCGAACAGGTCATCGAATTGCCAGCGCCGACCACATTGGCTGTGCAGATCCGGAGTCCATGAAAAATCGAACGCTGCGATCTGGGCTCGTTCTGCGCCGTCCTCTACACAGTCAAGCACGCGATACTCCACCTCTTCCCAGAGTTCGCGACGTTGAGCCGCGTTGAGAGAGCCGTCATCTTTGGCAGACCTCATCCATTTTGTGCGGTACTCGTTGATTACCCTTTTGAACTTGTCCGAGTCAAACTCCGTGATGCTGGTGCGATGGCTGTTGCCGTCAACTGCTTCCAGCTTCTCAGCCCAGTAGCCTAGGTTTATGCCCAATTGCTTACCGCGACTCTGGGCATACTCTCGATCAGCGCGGAAAAACTGGAACATATCCTCAAGGCGGCGAAAGACGTAGGTGCCCATGTCGCCGGTGTAGCAGAGGTAGCCAGGCCACGTGATCAGGTCGAAGTGCATGCACATGGTGCCGGGCTTGCGAAAGCGGATATGGCGGTGCAATCCGTCTTCCTTGATGATTTCCATAACGTGGCTTTCCACGTCCTTGATGAATTCGGCTTCGGTAGTCATGCTTTGGCCTCCTTGTCAGACTTGGCTTTCTTCCCGCAGAAGGGGCAGTACGAGACGATGATGCTAAGGTCCTTGCCCTTCTCGCTGCGGTAGCCGGTGGCGTCCGCCTTGATTCCGAACGGGATAGAGAGGAAGGTTCCTGGGTTGGGGCCATCCAGCACATAAGCGATGTTGCGGCAGCGCACCGATTCAATTGGTGCCTTCACTTGCGGTTGGTGGTGTTCTTTGATCTTTGCTTCGATTTCTTCAATGCAATTGCAGTTCATGTTCTTGCTTCCCATCCGTTCTCACCCCAAGCCACACTGCTGAAATCCAGCTCATGGCACAGGGATGCATATCCGTTATTGAAATGACCGTGAGTGCGTGTCTTGTGCAGGAGCACACGCACCTCTGGGTCATGGCGAAGGGTAAAAAATTGCCCCGGCTGAATATGCTTCAAGCGGGGCAGGGGTTTATTGCTGTAAGCGCTTTGTGTCATGCGACTTTCTCCCGAGGGGAGATCTGCTGATCGGAGTAGTTGGCCTGTACCAGCGCATGGGCCAGTGGCGGGCAGACGCTGTTACCGCACATGCGGACCTGAGCGGTTTTGGTGAGTGGGCTGCCGTCAGGCTTGCGGTCGATGATGTACGAATCAGGAAAGCCCTGGGCGCGGTAAAGCTCGCGTGGTGTCAGCATGCGTAGGCCAATGTCCACGATCTGGTAATCAACACCATGGACTGTCACCAGCCCGAAGCGGTCTTTGGTGGTCACGGTGTGCAGGGGCTCACCCATTTGCGGGTCTTGGTCCGTGCCGTAATACTTGAGCAGGAAGGCCCGTACCTCGCCTACATGGCCACCGCCGGCTGTCAGAGTTGGCATTGGTTCATCATGGCTCTGGCCGAACTGGTTATTGCGAAGCTTCACCAGGTGGCTTGTCACCAGACCTGCAGGGCAGCCGGATGCAGTTACGGTGTTCAGTGGTTGCTCGACATCGCGGATGCCGTGGCTGAACCGTTTACCGCCTGCCTTGCCTTCACCGTGTCCCATGTGAACCAGGTTGGCAGTAATCAAGCTGTGGTGATCCACGCTGGTTACTGTGCCGATCGGGTCTTGCAGATCGCTGCCTACCACGCCGGTGTAGTGCTTGGCCAAGAATGCGGCCACAACGGCATGCTTCTGCGAGGCGACGATGGTGCCCAGCGGCTTATCCAGGCCTGGAATACGCGGCGCTTGCCCTGGCCGTTCCCCGTAGCCGGTTTGGATCAGGGTAGGCACGACCACAGCATGATGGCCACCTTTGGGATTGGCTGTGACAGTGGAAAGAGGATCTTCCGTGGAGCGCATGCTTTCGCCAGACCAGTTGGCAATGCTGACGATAAACGGGTTGGCAGACTCCACCACATACCGCATAACTCCCTTTGCAATGCGTCGGCATGTCGCATCAGCCAAGGGGCGTTTGCGTTCAAAGATGGATGGGCACGGGATGGACCAGTCGATGATGTCGGAGGCCGGGCGCCAGGCCTTCTGGCCCTTGGCTGACTTGGCAAAGTGCGTCTGCTCCGGCCAGGCGATGGGCAGGCCATCACACCGAGCAACCATAAAGAAGCGCTTGCGGATGGTGGGGGCACCATAGTCGCAGGCCCGCAGCTCCTTGTATTCCAAGCGGTAGCCAAGGGCACGAAGCTGCTCCTTCCAGAGCTGGAACGTCTGTCCCTTACGCTCAGGGCAAGGCATGCCGTCCTCAGTCAGCGGCCCCCAGGTCTGAAACTCCTCCACGTTCTCAAGAATGATTACGCGGGGGCGAACGGCCTTGGCCCATTTGACGACGACCCAGGCTAGGCCTAGGATGCGCTTGGACACCGGCTTCCCGCCTTTGGCCTTGCTGAAGTGTTTGCAGTCAGGACTTGCCCACAGCAGCCCGACTGGCCGACCGCGAGTGGCAACGTGTGGATTGATCTCAAACACATCACTGACATAGTGCTCGGTCTGAGGGTGATTGATGGTGTGCAAGGCAATGGCCTCTGGGTCGTGGTTGACGGCAATATCAACGTGCCGTCCCAGGGCTTGTTCCAGTCCGGTGGATGCGCCACCACCGCCAGCGAAAAGATCGACCGTGATCTCCGAGGCGATGGGCAACAAAAACTGCTTGGTGGTCATGGGTTGATCCTAGAAAAGAAAAACCCCGGTTGAGTAAATCAAGCGGGGTTATGGGGGGCTGTAGTTGTGATACTTCATAGGGGTGGGGGCCTATGCATTAGTCACAGAGGTTCGACTATGATCCTTACGGATATAGGCGAGAAATTCCTCATGGTTGGGCTCGCAACCGCAGCTTTCGGCCAGGAGCGGAAGCTCAGAAGATACAATTGATGGACTGTTTTGCAGACCTTACCTAAAGGTGTATTAATGACAGTGGCCCCTGCATTCTTTTTAGTTGGTGTGATCTTTGTAATAGCATTCGTTGTTATTACTTGTATCGCAGGCCTCGGCCTGTCTAGGCTAGGTAAGCTATACCCTAGCATCAAGTTACGCCGTCCATTATTAAGTATTTATCTAGTTGCGGGGCTCGCGTTTGTTCTTCACTTGATTTTTGCTTTGCCACATATAGCTATATCATCGGTCGTCTCAACTTCTGTTAATTTGGTGCCGCCTTATTATCTTTGTTTTTTTATTGTTGGCAGCATCGTTTTCAGCATACGCATGGAAGGCAACCATTCGGGAAAAAGAACTGCACTCTACGCTTCATGCTTATCCCTGGCATGTGTCCTTTTCTTCTATTTAATAGAAATGGCTTTCCTTTTTTACGCAACTCCTTAATCAAGGTCTGCTTACGTCTCCGTGTCAGTGATGGTCTTTACACCCGGTCGGGTAATGTGGAATAGCGCTCGGGGGGGCATAGTGAGCATGTGATTGGCAGTCCATTGGATTGTGAGCTCATTCGGATTCATTCTTAAACGGGTTTATAGGGTGTTGCTGTAGCCGTGGTTCATTTTTACCGCTCGCCGCCTAGTGCCTCGACCAGATCACTGATCATCTTGGCCAGTTCGGCGGTCATCAAGGTCATGTCGGCATCAAAGATTTCATAATCATTGACGGCTGTCACGTCCTGTTTTTCAGTCAGGATGTCCAGCGGGGCCACGCGTTTGGCGTCCAGCGCGTCGGTCAGCACAAAGCTGATGCGATCAGCCCAGGTCATGGCCAAACGGGTGCATTGCTTGCCGGCTTCCACGTGCTTACGCACTTCGTCAATATCGGCGCTTTGTTTCACGTAGCGCACGGCAGCACCACTATCGCCGGTAGAGCGCAGTTCCGTGTCCTGGTCGACGGTGAAGTTGGCCAGTTGCTCTTCGTCCACTAACCAGGAGGTCATGGCGGCACCGGGCGATTGCTCGGTGTACAGGGGCTGCACGGGGAAGGGCTCCACGCTCTTGGCGAACAGTCCCAGCACCTCGTCACTCTTAGCCACGGCTGCAGCATCAATGACAAACCAATGATTTCGTGTGTCGATCCAAACCAAAGTGTCACGCTGCACGGCATGAGAGCGGGGCATCAAATCAATGATGATCTGCTCTTTGATTTCCTTCATCTGCTTTCGGCCTGGCTTGTGGCCCTGTTGCTCTTCGATTTCGCGGGCTTTCTCGCGTGCCGCCTGGTTGACCACAGCGCTCGGCAGCAGCTTCTTTTCAGCTCGCATGCAGATCAGATACTGACCGTTCACTTCATGCACCAGTCCACCGCCTTCGCGTGGCGGCACCCAGCCCAGGCTGAGCGGCTCTTGGCTGCCGCCAGGGGCAAACTGATGCTTGGCCAATATTTCGGCCAGTTGTTGAGTGGACAAGGCAAATTCCGTATCCAAGCGATAGATACGCAGGTTTTTAAACCACATGGGCATATTCCTTTCAGGATGGGCTATGCTCACGCGGATAAATCATTGCGTGAGGCAAGGGATGGGTAAAGAGCTAAATCTAAGGCAGATAGCAGCTTGGTTCATTGCGGCTATCTGTGGGGGCGTTATTGGTGCGGTGGCCGCCTTGGTGGTGGTTGGCTGGCTGGGCGGCAGGCCTAGTATATTTGGAGCCGATTGGTGGGATGCATTCACGGCACTTGGAACGGTGGGCACTGTACTGATCTCGCTTGCCTACCCTCTCGTTGGGTATATAGGTAGGCAAAAAAAGCTTAAGAACGAGAACCTGATTTCTGCTGCTTATTTATCAAATCATATTTATAGGAATTTTTATTCTCTAGCTGAGATCGGGGAGCGACTCTTTTCTATACTCCGTCAGAGCTATGGGAAAGACTTGTGTAAGCTGTTTGAGGATGATCTTCGGCGAGTTGAAGCTGAGCTGCAAGAGCGCAGACAACGAGATTACCCTGGTGAGGGAGGGAGGCTCATAGATGAAATGCTGCAACGACATAAAGAGCTGTCAACTTTCCTTGAGAAATTAGATGACCCCAAATCTACAGTTAGAGTTAGTGGAGATGTCCTGCCTTATATAGAAGATTTATTTAGCTCATTAATTTGGCAGGGAGAGAGAATTGTCTCGTACCGTCGAGAGCTAAGTGGTCAGCTTGCACGATGCGGAATCGAACAGGACTTAATGTGGCCAAAAGTGCGGCCTGGCTATGATGAAAATGTGTTGGGTGGCCTAAAGTCCTATTTAAAAAATTAGCCCTTTTTACTGTCGAGTAGTTGCATTTGCTCGGCGATGATCTCGGTGGTGAAACGCTCCTGACCATCCTGGCCTGTCCATTTACGGGTGCGCAGACGACCTTCTACGTAGACGGGACGGCCTTTACGCAAATAATCACCCGCGATTTCAGCCAGACGGTTGTAGAACGCCACACGGTGCCATTCCACTTCCTCTCGGGGTTCGCCGGTCTGCTTATCCTTCCAGGTGGACGTAGTAGCAATCGAGATATTGCACACGGGGGCGCCACCGGCCTGGTATCGGACTTCGGGATCTCGCCCGAGGTTGCCGACAAGAATTACTTTGTTGACTGAGGCCATATTTAGAAGCCCGCTGCGGGGGCGATGAATTTAAGGGTCACTGCGATGACAAAGAACGCAGCAGGCATCACCAGGCACCAACTGATCGGCGTCTCGCTTCCAATAGGAAGATCCTCCCACCCAAAGTGAGCAGCCAGGGGAGGGCGCACAGAGCGCACCCAGAACTTGTCAGCCAGCAGTGCGATGGAAAGCACGCCAGCCCACATAAACAGATTTGCGAGCGCGGTCATAGCGCCTCCTGTTGAGAAAAGAAAAGCCCCACGCTTCGTTTGAAGGTGGGGCGTTGGTAAGCCTTTCTGATACTATCCAGCCGATAATACAAATAAAAATTCAGGGATTAGTATGAGTAAGAATGAAGTTGCTGTAGATGCGGGCCAAGGGGGAGGCCATAAAAAACCCATCGTCTCCACGTTAACTGCGGTTTTTATAGGCGCGTTTGGGGTCTATAAAATTGATCAGCATTTTTTCAAGGTCCACCGGTATCCCGTATCTGTTGAGTATGAAATTGTTGATGCCTGTGTCAATGCTAGTCGCACACTGATGCCTACTGAGCAACACAAACGGAAGAAAGAGATATGCTCTTGTGCTTTAGTGAAAGCACAAGAGGATTTCTCCTACAAGGATATGAAAAAAGACGCGAGTGGTTTCACATCGCGTCTCAGAGAGCACTCTAAAAGCTGCTGATATTAGGCTTTAGGAGGGTTGTTGCCTCGCCCCTTTCCTGAGACTCCACCTGTCTTAGATGGGCCATTGAAAGGAGCTGGGTTTTTTGCGTTCGACATGTTTGTATTCTCCAGTTATTTATAAAATGTCTACGAGGTAGACAAATCAAAGTTTAGGGCTATGGAAAAGACAAACGGGGACAACAGTGAGCGAGCTTGCCTTGTTGAAGAGATAAGGCAATTAATAAAACGTGTTGGCTGGTCACAGAACAAGGCGGCAGCAGTCATTCACGAAGTACTTGATGCTTCCCATACCGAGGCCGAGCTGAAGTTGTTTCAGGAGAAATTTAAGAAGCAACTTCAGCGAGGCAGTACGTCAATTGAGCGATTGAGCAAATACTTGGAGATTCTTAGGTGGGATTCGGACGTTAAACGCTCAGGGGGCGTCCTGAACACCTATGTCCCGTCTGGTGAGCTTAGCCAGGGGCTAAGTGCGGAGTTGAGGGTTCTCTCGGAAGAGGTTGGAAATAGAGTTCGTGCTGAGGATATCGGGTAACGTAGCTCGTTTGGGAGCGTTTCAGTAGGGCAACCATGTCATGGAAATCTTGCCGGTGCGCTTATTGGGCCTTCCATCTGGTTTTGGCCCACGCACCATTACGCGCAGCCCATCGTGGTCAACCGTCTTACGAGCCAGGGCAATCCAGTCATGACAAAACTGTGGTGCATCAAACTCAGGCGACACCTGCCGATGCTTGGCTGACTCAAAAATCTTTGCCGCACGATCCGCGTACCATTGCTGCAGATCCTCTGCTGTCATCTTCTCCAGCTCCTTCTTGGGGGGGGGCTTTGCGAGCCGCCAGCGTCTTGGCCAGCGACTCCGTCATACCAAATACACAGAAAGCGGACATGCCGTTCTCCTATAGCAGGGGCGGTGTTACATCACACGGCCAAGACAATCACAAAGATAGGTGCGCAGCAGCTTCAGGGCCTCGTCCTCCTGGCCTAGCGACAGCGCCTGGAACATTGCTTGGAGAGCGGGCGCATGATCAATGCCTTCTATGCCCCGACTCTCCAGCTCTGAAATTAAATCGCTTGTATCGATGTCGCTGAGTTCGACATCCACATCAATATCGACGGTCGTTGATACCGTGACACTCGACATACAAATCTCCTCACATGAAAAACCGCCCTGAGTAGGACGGTTTCAGATGTGGCCCCGATCTGGGGCCTGGTGCTGGGATTCCAACCAGCATGACCGTTTCCGTTTTTGGCCGTCTACGCCTCACCCTCTTTCTCCGTAAACCGTGCTTTGACGGACTGGATACGGCAGGGACACCGCGCAGAGCCACAACCATGCTTGTGGGTGCTATTGAGCCGGACGAACACTCCCACATAGGCGGGGTGAGCAACATCGGCGGGTGGGTTGTTAAAGATCGTTGAATGAATATTAGCCTTAAGCTAAATAAAAGGTCAATGGATATTTAGCTTAAGGCTATTTTTGTGTAAATGGCTAATGGGCCTGAGCGTTATGGCAGGCTAAGATGTTGTTACTTTTTGGAGCAACTCACGGGGAGAGTGTTGGCGTGGAAATCACAAAAGAATCGCAGGTTGGATCGCAGTCTATAAAGGCGGCGGATGTTTGCCGGGTGATGATCTTTGTGTCTATCGTATGTGGCGGGATTGGTGCGCTATTTTTCGGTAAGGTAGAGGCACTTTCTCGGTATGGCTCAAGCGCTGAAGTTTATGTGCCTGCGCTGTACATTCCCTGGCTGATTGGTGGGGTCTTTAGCGCAGTTTTTTGGTGGGTGTTGGGCGAGATATCGGGGGCCGTGGGTCGCCTCGAACGCGCTGCGCCGGAAAGCTGCTCGGTTCAGCAGACAACTAACTTCGCGTCTAAAGTAGCCACTCAACCAAGCTCTCCGGTTGCCGAGCAAGCTGCTCAAACGTGGAGCAACGGTACTTTGCTACTGGTCTATGCGGCGGTTGCTGGGTTGGGCCTTGCACTAGCCATCTTCCTGGCTTCAAAGCAGGGACTTATCGGATGGGGCCTAACCCTAGGCTGAGACAGTAGATAACAAGAAAGCCCCATAATGAACTGCACCTCAAAGATCGGATCAATGTCCAACTTTTGGGGTGCAGTTCATTATGGGGCTTGGTTGAGGATCAGGCGGTCTGTGAAACAGAGGGTATATCCTCCTCTGGAACGCGTAGATCCTGGCTGAAAAACATAATCTCAGAGCCAATGTATCGTTTCTGAGCGGTGTAGTTCAAGCCATAGGCTAATGACCGTGATAATTTGTACATCGCCTTGATTTCATCAACGTTATCATATGAAACCACCCATGGGCGCTCAAATTTCCTGTCTTGCAATAGAGACGCAATTTTTTGATGATCTTCATGCCCGTAAAAGTTTCGGTAAAGTCCTTGCCCTTTAATGTAATAAGGCGGGTCCAAATATACTAGAGAGTTGTTCGGAAGCAACTGATGACATCTAGCTAGGAGAGCTAAGGCATCTTCGTTGTATATAGAAATTGCGTCCGCATGAGCAGCAATTTTTTCTATGCGTGCAATCAATACGTCTTTCTTGAATCGGGCATCGAGCTTGTAGTCGCCCGATTGCTTGAGCCCTCCGATCACACCTGCTTTGAGAATGCCAGAGCGGTTAGTGCGGTTCATAAAGAGAGTGGCAAATCCACGTTCAATTTGGCCAACCGACACCTCTCTTCGTAACACACTGCGCCAGTAATGCCACTGGTCTATCGTGACAGGAGTGTCTGCTAACAAGTGTAGGAAGGCATCTGAGTGTTGCGTTATAGACACCCAAAAGTCATAGAGCGCAGTATCGAAATCGTTGATATGAACATGAGACGCATGGCCGTGGAACAAGAGTTCTAACGCAACTCCCGCCCCTCCGGCATAGGGCTCCAGATAGTGGCCACCGGCAAGCCCGTTCACCTCCATTGTGTTAGCAATGAACGGAGCAAACTTGGCTTTACCGCCTGGATAACGAAGGGGAGTGTATAGCTTCTTGGAATTCATGTAATAAGTATGTCATGGAGAGCGTAAGCTAGGTCAACAGAAATTTGTCAGGCTCCACCACTGTGTATGGGCTGGTTCAGCAGGTGCTGTATCGCAACTTTCACCTGATTAATGAAAGCCTCAATCTGTTTTGGGTGATCTTTAGCCCAATAAGCAATGAGATCGACTTGGTCGAAATATTCTTTATTTGCATTAAACCACAGCTTATTTCTATCTCGATCTTTTCCTGCTTGTGTGCTGTATTGGTTGATGTTTAATACATGCTCTTTAATTTGATCCCCATCATATCCAAGTTCCAGGGTTTTCATCCAGAAAATTTCTGGCCTATCATTGTGTAATTTTTCAATATAACGATATAGGACCATTTCTGGGTTTAGTGTTTTTGGTGGGGCGTTTTGAGGTTTATCTATGTCTATAGGTAATGATAAAAAATTTGCTTTGCTTTTTAAAACTCTTCGAGATGATTCTTCGCTAATTATATCTCCATCAAACACAATCATTACTGAGTCAAAATAATCATCTGCTTCTGCAAGGGCTAGAAGTGTTTTGCATCCAATTTTTGATGCTATTAATTTTAACTTCACACCAAAGTTCGATTCTGGGTCTAAGTTTAATGATTCAATTATTTTCTGGAAAAAATATTTAGCTTCGTAGTCTTCGAAGTAGACTTTTATTGTTGGGACGTTGTTTGTTTTTCCTGATGGTCTTTTTAGGAATATATTTGATTCAATTTTTTGATAAGATACATTCCTCATTACCGTTGGGCTTTTTGAGTCCGTTATGTAAACAACGGTATCTGTGACTTTCCCTTTTTTAATTTGGTCTTCATCGATTTCTAATATCTCCTTCATTACAACAAGAGAGTGTGTTGTTGCAATTATTTGTAGCTTCATTTCTCTGGCTTGGCTTTTTAAGAGCCTAATCAGCTTTAGCTGAGCGTGAGGGTGAAGGCCAGCATCGATCTCGTCAATGACGAGCAGTCCCCCGATGTACTGATCTCCAAGCTGCCGTTGAATACGCTTAAACGAAGCCAATGCAGTCAATATTGAGCCTAAAGAGTCTTGTCCAGCGGAAATGGCCAATGAGTCAAATTTAAGTTTTGGTAGTTTTGATCTCTTTTTACTCCCTTTAAAGCTATGTGATAGCATTGTGTTATCGCTTTCGTCTAAATCTATGTCTATTATTTCTTTTAGGCAATTGCGGTAATAGTTAGCATCCTCTGAATCGAATGATCTTGCTGTTTGTCGATCTATGGTGTCTTGATCAAGCTCGCCGATGGGGTTTACGCGGCTCATTCCGAGGTAGATTGTTGGTAAGGGTACACGCGCATCATTCCCTATTCCTGCTCTTGTTCCTATCTCCTTGTTTACTGTTCGAGGAACGATTTTTAAACGTTCCTCGTTTGTATTTCTGTCTTTGTGTTTTGTTACATTGCATTTTTTTTCTAACAGAAATGTTTCTTCAGACTCTTTTTCGAAAATTTCATATTCAAGCGTTACAGACCCTCTTTCAGAGAGTGTGCTTTTATAATCATAGGTTTCGCTAAGGGAAAATAGTTCATGAAATACAGCTTGAAAAGAAAGGTCAAAATAGCTCTTGTTTTTTGCGGATCGCAACCCCGATCCATTTGCGATCATTCCAATCAAGGTTGATTTTCCTATCCCATTGTGTCCGCCTATAACTGTTATTCTTTCAGATATTGGAACTGTAATATCTTTTAGTTTTCGGAATGGTGGTTGCTCAACTTTTAAATTTCTAAGCTTAATTTTCTCTATATCTATTTTGTCTATCATTTTCTCCCTCTTTCGATTATAAGTTTTCTTGTGTAGTTTGGTTTAAAATTAAAAAATAAGGAGCCGTATGGCTCCTTGTCTCTTCCTGCTCAGTCCTTCTCACGTACAGCCTCCCTAGGCTGGGGCAAATAGATGCTGATCATCAGCCTTTCCTCAAGCTCCACCAGGCCATGACTTTCCCACACACAGTGATGGCCTCAGCAATGTGGCGCAGATCGTAGCGCTCTTCATCTGGATATTCATCAATATTGTCGCTGCGAATAATCAGCGTCCCACTGCTCAAGATCATTGCTTTCTTGAGTATCAGTCGACCAGCCACATCAAGCACGTAGATACCGGCTGCTTCAATGCTCCTACACTCCACATCAACAAACACCAAGTCCCCATCATTAATGGTGGGCGACATGCTGTTGCCGCTGCCAGTCAATACCTTTATACGGGAAGGGTTCACACTGCCGACTTTTTCACGCACCCATTGCTCAAGCACATCTAAATGCTGAACAAGCTGTACAGGGGCGTCCAGTTCTCGGCCACGACCCATAGAGGGGGTGGGAGAGAGGTGTTCTAGGCGTACATAGCCAGGGGGCGGTGAGATTAGTTGCGCTGGAGCGAGCTCTGTAGTCCCTACGCCCTGGTTACCGCTATCGTGTGACTGGTCCATCCACCCACTTGGCTTACCCGTCATCCGCTCGATGTGTCGGCAACTGTCTGAGCGCATGCCGCGCGGTTTTCCCGTCCCCGAATTAAGTGACGCGTTGACCCACTGGCTAACCTGAGATTCTGAGCGCTCAATAGCGGCTGCAAAGGCCGTCAATGTCCCATAGCTGGATATTAGTTGCGCCAGGTTATGGCGTCGGATCTCGTCAATTGTCATCGTTGTATTTAATAGCGGAAAGCTAAAAAAATGAATTAGCCAAAGGCTTGACTTGATATTTAGCCTAAAGCTAATATCGTGGCATGAAGCTATCAGAACTCTACAAATCTCTTTCGAAAACTGAGCGTGCTCTTCTTGCGGAACGAGCCGATGTTGGTCATGGCTATCTATGGCAGATCGCCACAGGTTGGAGGGGAAAGCGCCCATCTCTGCTTGTGCTGGATCGACTTTTGAAAGCGGATAGTCGTCTGAAAGCTAAAGACTTAATCGCTGAGTTTGCCGAGAAGCAGACCAAGGAACCCCACATGCCCAACACCCCCGACCCCAAACCTGACGACCGTATCCCCATCGGTCCCCCTGACTGCATTACGAAAGGGGGCGCTCATGCCTGAGACGCGCCCTGAAGCAGCAGTGTTTGCAAACGACCATCTAGTGCTGAACCTCGATTGCAATGCGCCAGAAATCTATGTGCCCGTCGCGGGAGGGGAGCTATTGCTGCAGTTCAAGCGCCTCGGTCCAGAAGAAAGTCCTATGTCGGGGCAACTGCTGCAGCGGTACTTACTAATCCAAGCAGTCCTGCCATCGGCAGTTGGTCCAGGCCAAGGTCAACCAACTTCATTACGAGGTGTTTTGTGGTCTCGGCAGGCAGCTCTTTCAGTGAATCAACAAATCGCTTCTTATCAGCAGGGGGTAAGTCAGATTTCATGATTTTCAACTGAATAAGTTCTTTGATGGTGTCGTCGTGGAGTCGGATTGTCACCACGCCGAGGATGGCTGAAAGCCCGCCATCGCCGAGTAAGAAGTCCTGGCCTTTAGCTGTGATTTCAGTGGCCTTCACTTCAATGAATCGAACATCGCCACCTAAGTACTCCTGTTTGGCAAAACCGCTTCGCAGCAGCCCGTGGTCCTCCAAATAGGTCAAGTTTGACTGCAACACAGACTCATCCAGGTCTTCCAGGCCCATGTCACTCAGTAACGACATCGTTCCTAATGGAGTGAGCCTTGCAAGCGTGGTGAGGATGTGTCGTTGCAACTCGCGGTCCAGTTTTGAGACGTAGTGAGTTTCTTGTGGTTCCACGGTCAATTCCTTTCAGAAAAGTTTAGTTACTTGCATCTCTAAGCATAGCTGATCGGGATTGACCACCTCAATGAACGGTAACGGCCCCGAGCTCACCAAGGCCATGCAGTTCATTCCAAACAAGCCGGTCGTAGATACCGGTGATGTGGTCATCGGTAGGGCAGCTGAAGACCTGGTACGCCAGCTCAGTAGCTCTATCAATGATTTCAAAGCGGGGGAGTTCATTTTTATCCATCCCTGCATTTTCAGATTCACGACCGATTTTTTCCATTTGTAGTTCCCTCTCCCGATTAATCACTACGTACTTTTCACACTTTTACTGTAGCGATTAAGAGGGGCGGGCGAAACGCTGAAATACACAGGAGTTCAGCCCAATGACAAGACGTTTTTCTTCCTTGAACTGGCGGGACGCGCTTTACAGCGCCGTCCGCCAGGCCCCAGGCGGCGTTGGCGCGGCTGCCGTGTTTCTCTCTGACCGTCGCGCTGTCTCCATCCACCCTGAGTCTCTGCGCCGGAAGTTGACCGGCGGTGAGCAACTGGATCTGGACATGGCCTTTTTGCTGTCCGAATGGCTGGAAGAGCTGGCCGACTGCCGTGAAAGCGCACGGGACTGGCTCATTGCTGCCGCTCAGCAGGGCGGATTGCATGTAGTTGATCTCCCACCAGAGCCGGTCGGGGGATTCGACAACGAGGCCAGCGCTCTGAACGAGAAGGCTCTGAAAGCTGCCGCTGAGCTTGGCGAAATGTGCAGCGCAATCACTGGCACAACAGCAGATGGTCGTGTGACACATGAAGAGCGCGAGCGTGTTGTTGCTAAAGCCCTAGACCTGATCCGCCTGTGCTTTCGCATCATCCGCAACGTGACCCGCTGGCACGGCAAGGAGGCATCGGTATGACCAAAGCACCCTACGGCACGTACTACACCGACCTGTACAAACTCGGCTGGTTTAACAACCCCCAGGTCTGCAAGGTTCTGAAAGTCGCTTTCGACCAAGAGCCGCATGAGCGCCAGCAGCAGATCAAAGACCGGCTCTACGCAGAGTTCGGCACTGACAGCCTGGCTAAGGTGAACCCACAGCACTTCGTGCGCACGCTGGACGGCATGGGCCTGTTCTTCACGCTGCCTACATCTCTCAAGGACCAATTGCGATGAAGAAAACAGAATGGCCACAGCGCACTCAGTTGCAGCGTCGCCAGGCACTCAAGCGCAGCGCCTTCAAAGCCAAGCCAAAGGAAAAGAAGGGCCCGAGCATGCCCATGGTCGTAGCCAAGCTGGTGGGAACCCTTTTCAAGCACCAGCCAAAACTGCCGGCTGTATTCCGCTCTGAGCAGCATCGTCGCAATGTCGCAGCACTGCCTTGCGCCAATTGTGGCCGCTGGTACCGGTCCCAAGCTGCCCATATGAACGGCGTGGAGTTCGGTAAAGGGCTGGGCCTGAAAGTATCTGACGCTTTGATGTTTCCACTGTGCACCGATAACGCCTGGGGACGTGGCTGCCACAGCATGCTGGACCAAGGGGGCGTCTACGACAAAGCCACAGCAGTGGGCTTGCAGATCACTTGGCTGCACCTGACCCGTGATGAATTGAAACGACTGGGCCAATGGCCCGAAGAAGCCGACCGCGACGTAGAGACGTTCGTGGGGGCGTATTTGAGGAGGCAGGTGACATGCTAAGTGCATCCGACCTGATGCGTACGATAGGGCGCCCAATCGCCTATCACCCCGCCTTGGCACGAATGGTAGGGGGCGTTAACGCAGCCATCTTCCTGTCTCAGCTCATCTATTGGGACGAGCGCATGGAAGACGCCGAGCTGGGTGTGTACAAGACCGCAGAGCAATGGGAGGCAGAAACAGGCTTGTCCGTTCGCGAGCAGACCACGGCACGTCGCCAGTTGCGCGACCGCGGTCTTATCTCCGAGACCCACAAGCGCATAGAGCACAAGCTGTACTTCAAGCTGGACCGTGATGCCTTTGATCGACTGATTGCGGGGGCGGGTGAGGTCGAAAACCCCGAAAAACAAAACGTCGATTCCCTAAACGCGGAAACGCAATTCGGGAATAGCGAAAGCGCAAATACCGAAACCCCCAAAGCGCCATTCCCGAACCACCCAAAGCGCAGTTCGTTAATAAAGACAGAGATTACTACAGAGACTACAGAAGAAAAAAATACCAAAAAAGAAAATTCGCCAACCTTCAGCTTCGAGCACTGGCCTGTAGACCCATCGCCAGAAGTCTGGGCCGACTACCTGCAGCACCGCAAAGCGATCAAAGCACCGCTGACCCAAACCGCTGCAAATCGCTTGGGGGCGGAAGCGCATAAAGCCCAGGCTGCCGGGTTCAGCGTTGACGACTTCCTGGCCGAGTGCATGTTGCGCGGCTGGCGGGGAGGGAAAGCCGACTGGCTAACGCGGGGAATGTCGCAGGACCAACAAGGGGGCGGGCAAGTGGCTCGGGGCGCGAAGTTCGATCCCAATGCGTTTCTGGAGCAGCGCCGCAAAGACCGGATGAAGGGAAGCCAAGGAGGTGGAGATGTTGTCGACGTTTGAGCGTGAGAGCGCCTGGTTGAAACCAGTGCCTAAGCTGGACGGCAAAACGCTGATGGAGCACCTGTACGCTCGAATGGACGGCCTGTACCCCGGCAAGTGGAAATCCAACTTTGTGGGCGAGGCAGCCATGTCGAACTGGGAACAAGCCTGGGCCGAAGCATTCGATGAAGAGGGCATTGTGCCGGTGGATGTGGCCCTGGGCATTCAAAACAGCCGACGCATGTACGACTGGCCACCAAGCCTGACCGAGTTCTTGCGGGCCTGCCGTCCCTACCTGGAGCCGGATGTGGCGTTCTTCGAAGCAGTGCGCGGCATGCAAGCGCGAGAGCGTGGTGAACGTGGCGACTGGTCACACCCTGCGATCTTTTATGCAGCTGCAGCTGTTGGCCGGTTTGATCTGCTGAACCAAGCCTACCAGCAGATGGAAGGGCGCTGGAAGAAGGCACTCCATGCCCAGCTGGCTCTGGGGGCGTGGCCCGACATTCCCGACCCAGCGCCTGCATTACCAGCACCATCAAGCACAGGACAGAGCGAACAGGGAACAAAGGCTATGCGTGAAATGGCGCAGAAAGCCATCAGCCGTAAAGGTAAAGACCACAAGGCATGGGCAAAAGAAATCATGGGTAATCCGAAGGGGCGTACGCCCACCATTGTTCGCATGGCTCAGGCGGCGGTAGGAGAGTCAGCATGACCGAGGCGACCGCGTTAACTCTGGTGCTGCCTTGGCCGGACATGCGGCTGATGCCCAATCGCAAGAACGGGCGGCACTGGGGCGGCGTCCAGTCAGCCAAGGAGCAGGGCAGGCGCGACGGGCGTGTGACGGCAGTCGTAGAGCTTGGTCGGCGGCGCTTTATCGGCGGGGACCGCATCCCAGTGAAAGTGACTTTCATGTCACCAGACCGCAGAGGGCGCGACCTGGACAACCTGCTGGCCTGCATCAAGCCGCAAATTGACGGCATCGCCAAAGCCCTTGGGGTGGATGACAAACGGTTTCGACCGCTGATTGTTGATGATGGATTGGACCCAGCTAAGCGCGGGTATCTGAAGATTGAAGTGGGGAATGTATGAAATCGCAGATTGAAATCTTGCTGGGTGAGTGGGGCCGCTGGAAGCGTGGTGAGAATCGGAGTGTATTGGGCTATCCGAAAAAAGCGGCTTTCACGGTCATGCGGGTGGATGGCGGTACTCACATGGACCCATCAGAGTTTGTGTCCGATAAAGAAGTAGAGCGCTTGGACGTGGAGGTAAATGCTATACACCCGGAATATCGAGCAATTCTGTCCATGCATTATGTCCGGCCAGGGGCTATCAAGGAGAAATTGGAACGACTGAATATCTCCAGAGCGCTGTATTACTTCCGGCTGGAGTTCGCGACCAAGCAGTTGGCGTTTCAGATGGGGTTTGTGCCACCTGGTGTATCGGCAGCTCAACAGGGGGCTGCAGCGCGAGGCACGTAGTTTGGGCATGGGTGGCGCTTTATACGTATGGGTTGTTACTATTTCCTATTCTTTTGCACTGGGGAATAGGATGAAAGGCTTTAAAGCGCTATCTGCTTGCGTGGCTGTCGCGGCATTTTCTTTTATTACGTCATCTACTTATGCGAGCGACCTAATCTCGGAGGAGCACAGTTTTTCTGATTCCTCCAAGAAGACTCGGTCGGAAGAGGATGCCTTGGGCGGTGGCAAGAGATTGTCAATCAAAGAAGAAGGGGAAAAGGATGGGGCTAAGTATCTGTTTTATCACTCAGATGGCAGTGGAAGAATAGCTGGAGATGCTGAAAATGATTTGTCGTATCTTCGATTTGATGGGATGAATTGGTCAATATCATGCAATAAGGATGCCATGAATGACCGCGTAACTTGCCGTGCAAACAGAGGAGATCTGTTGGTGTTTTACTCGAAGAGCGACGGGTTCTTGGTTGACTTGATGGGTGATAAATATCCGGGTAGCAATATATCTATACGTGTTAATAACGGACAAGTAGTTACGGCCGGAGAGGCAAGTGGGTTTTCAAAGAGCCAAAGCAAAAACATACTAGCTTCGATTAAGGATGGGGATAAGGTGGCGACCCGCTATATTGGCTGGCCATATAAGAACAATAAAGATCAAGTTAGTGAGGTATATGGTTTAAACGTGGTGAAGCAGTACTTGGTTTGGGCTGTAAGCAAAATTAAGTGAGTTGCGTAGGTATATCAAACTATTTTGTCTAGACACGTTGACGAAGTGTCTATACTCAATCAGAATAAATCCCGTAGGCTGGATATTGCTCAGCCTGACAAAAGGAGCCCTGCCAGTGATGGTGGGGCTTTTTGTTTCTGCTTGAAGGCCAAGCATACTTAAATCGGTAGATGCCGAGCCTGAGAGGGTGGGAAAGCTTTGCTGGTCTAGGGCCGTTCCTTTTTGGAGCGGCCCTTTTGTTTGGGAAAAGCCGGGGGCCCCTAGGGCAATAGACCCGGTAAGGGGGATTCGAACCCCGGACTCTCGCTGTTCACGAGTTTTTTCAATAGGGGGGTTATATTTTTTCCCCTCCAACGCCAATGTACATGCGCCTTCCTTAGAAAAAATGGCCTCCCTTAAAAGAGGGGGGGGTTATATTTTTCGAGGGGGGTTATATTTTTTGGGGTGTCCCATGCTTGAATACACCAGCACCGCGAAAGAGGGCGCTCGGTGGCTCAGCCGTGGCGAACGCCAAGTGCCATACGCAACGTCGCTGGCACTTAATAAGACGGCATCAGCAATTCAAAAAGCGCTTGTTGAGCAAATGGGACAAGTGTTTGACCGCCCAACGCCGTATACATTGCGATCGCTGCGGTTGCAGCGGGCAACAAAACAGAACCTAACAGCGTCCGTTGCTTATAAAGACTTTGCAGGTAAGGGGACTGCGGCAAGTAAATATCTGCGTCCCCAGGTCGATGGCGGCAAGCGTCGCCAGAAGCGATTCGAAAATGCCCTAGGCCGGATAGGCCCGAGCGGTTACTACGTTCCTGCTGGTGGTGCTGATCAAGACGCCTACGGGAATATGTCACGCGGTCAAATCGTCAAGCTGCTGTCCTACTTGCAGGCCTTTGGGGAGCAGGGATATCGGGCGAATGCGACAGATAAGAGTCGTGCACGTACCGCGAAGGTACGGCGCAGTGAAGCTGGCTACCGTCGCATCAATGGAGTCATGTACTTCATTTCCAGAGGAAAGGGCACGGTATCAGGGAACCGGACGCAGCATTTACCAGCGGGCGTATGGCGTAAGACTGGTACACATGGGGCAGACGTGGCACCGGTGCTGCTACACGTCGATAACGTGAGCTATACGAAGCGTCTACCCTTTTATGAGACCGCTGATGAGGTTTATGGAAAGCGGTTTGAGGATGAGTTCACCCAAGCTTTTGAGCAGGCCATGGCCACCGCACGATGATTGATCTAGATAAAAAAATCACCCAGGCCAGGTTTGCTCAAGTTGTGGGCATTACTCAGCCTGCTGTCAGTGGCTTGCTTGCTCAAGGAGTCTTAACGGTGGGCGACAACGCCGGAAACTGGCTCTTGTCGTACTGCGGGCATTTGCGTGAGATAGCGGCTGGTCGCACCCGTCAGTCTGACGACTTAATTGATCTGGTCTCTGAGAAGGCGAGATTGGCTGCCGCCCAGGCAGACAAGATTGAGATGGAAAACAACGTCAAAAAGGGGGAGCTTGCTCCTGTTGCTGTGCTGGAGGAAGTGCTTGTGCGGGCAGGCGGCAAGATCGCAGCACAGCTCGACACGATACCGGCATCTTTAAAACGCCGCATACCGTCACTGACGGATTCTGACATCGGTTTTGTCAGGCGAGAAATTGCGAAGGCCCGCAACGCGGTTGCAAATCTGAACCTGGAGGATGTCGAGGCAGACGAAAATGAGGCGAAATAATGCTGGTCACGCAGAATCGAGCAGCGATTGCACGCGCTTTGCGCCGTGGCCTGGCTGGCTTCGCCGCACAAGAGCCTATTTCTTTGCGGGAATGGGCTGAAAGTCACTTTTATCTGTCTGCAGAGTCCTCATATGTGGAACAGCGCTGGGAGTCATGGCCATTTCAACGTGCTGTTTTGGCCTGTATTGGAAGCGATGATGTTCATGAGGTGGATGTCATCAAATCGGCTCGGGTTGGCTATACCAAGATCCTGCTGGCGGCCGTTGGGTACTTTGCGGAGCATAGACGACGCAACCAGGTGCTGTGGCAGCCTACCGATTCAGCGCGGGATGAGTTTGTAAAAACTGAGCTGGACACGATGATTCGTGACGTCTCTGTGCTTCATCCTATCTTCCCAATGCGGGAGGCCAGGCACAAAGACAATACGCTGCTGGTAAAGAAGTTCATTGGCAGCATGCTTCACCTGCGCGGGGGGAAGTCAGCAGATAACTACCGTCGCTTGTCGGTCAGCGTTGGGTATTTGGACGAGTTCAGTTCGTTCGATAGCAATATTGATGGAGAAGGCGATCCCGGCAAGCTCGCACTGAAGCGTCTGGAGGGGGCGACATTCCCCAAGTTGGTCGTCGGTTCCACACCGAAGATCAAAGGCCTGTGCTTAATGGAAAAGCGGGCAGAGGGGGCGGACGCTCGCTATACCTACCATATCCCTTGTGCCCATTGTGACGAGCTCCATGACTTGGAGTGGGGCGGGAAGGGTGAGCCCCATGGCTTCAAGTGGATTGATGGTGATCCTGAAACGGTGCGCCATCTTTGCCCGCATTGCGGTGCCTTGGCGACTCAAGGTGAGTATTTAGCTGCTGCAGAGCGCGGTATCTGGGTTGGGAATGATGGGACGACCATTGATCAAGATGGCGTGTTCCGCGACTCAGAAGGTAATTTAATCCAGCCGCATCTGCGTGTTGCTTTCCACGTTTGGACCGCATATAGCCCGTTGGTTTCATGGTCCAAGATCGTTAAGGAGTTTCTGGAGGCCCACGAAAAAGCATCCACTGGTGAGGATGAGGAGCTGCGTACCTTCTGGAACACCACACTCGGTCGCACCTGGGAGGGTGAAATTGAACGCATGGAGTCCGATGAGCTGCAGCGCCGAGCTGAAGTTGAAGGCTACCGCTCTCCTGGCCTTGATGATGGGTTGGTCCCCAAGCGATGCATGCTGTTGCTGGCGGGGGCTGACATACAGGGCAACCGTATTGAGGTTGGGGTATGGGGAGTAGGTAAGGGCGGGGAAATGTGGGTCGTAGACCACCAAATCCTATTTGGGAACCCGTCTGAGGACGAAGTGTGGACCAGGCTGGATGAGCTGCTGTTTGAACGCCGATATTTGCATGAGGGCGGGCAACAGATGCCAATCTACGCTACCGCCATCGATACGGGCGGCCACCACTCTCATGCTGTCTATGAATATGCTCGGAAGAATCGTTCACGCCGGGTATATGCGATCCGGGGGCGGCCGACGGGTGAGAAGCACATCAAGGATGGTGTCACACAAGTGGACATCGACTGGCGAGGGAAGCGTGTCAAGAAAGGTGTGCGGCTTTGGTACGTCGGCACCAATATGGCCAAGGATCTTTTGTTTGGGCGACTGCAGGTTGAAGAACCGGGTCGAGGCTATGTTCACTTAGCGGCAGATATGTCGGAAGAGTGGTTCAGACAGTTTGCCGCTGAAGTTCGAGCGGTGCGTCGTACCGCATTCGGCTCACGTTCAGTATGGACGCCAATTCGTAAGCGAAACGAAGTGCTCGACTGCTGTGTATATGCGCTTTGGCTTGAGGCTCACCTTGAATTGGCCAGAAAGACAGACAGATGGTGGGCGAACTTCGCTGAGAAGCTCGGCGTTGACGAACCTGGCGATGATCTAGGTCCCACCGAAACTCCACAGAAAACGCCCGCAACTGCGGGCGTTTCTGTTTCTAAACCACGAACACAACCGGCCACTGGTGTCAGGCGGGCTGCGGTGAGAACGGGGTCATCAAGTTACTTACGGAGCAGACGCTGATGGCGTATACGCGTGAAGATTTGGAGGCAGTGAACAAAGCGATTGCCAGCGGTGTGCTGAAAGTTCGCTATGGGGATAAGGAGGTTCAATATCCCTCGGTCAATGATCTGATTCGGGCAAAACAGCACATTGTCGCTGAGCTCAATGCTGAGAGCGGCAGACGTAAGCCTTGGGTGTTCCGCATTCGGAATAAAGGAAAGGGGGTCTGATGCGGTATCAAACATTGCAGCAGGCCGGTTTCGTGTTACCTACCCGTTTAAATGCTGCCTCATCCTCTGCCTATGAGGGAGGAAGTGCCACGGGGAGCCGCTCTAAAAGCTGGAACCCCTCGGCGGCTGGCCCCAATAGTGCTGCTACGGGCAATCTTGGAACTATTCGCAGACGAGCTCGGGATGCTGTACGTAATGATCCTTGGGCAAAAACAGCGGCGGCACGTTGGGTTTCTAATGTCATTGGGACGGGAATTCAACCATATCCTCGGCACCCTGATTCGGGAGTGCGTAAGGCGCTTAAAGAACTATGGTCAGATTGGGTGGGCGAGTCCGATGCTGATGGGCGGCTTGGATTTTATGGACAACAGGCCTTAGCAGCCAGGTGTTTGTTTATTGATGGCGAGGCCTTGGCGAGGATTCGTATGCGTAGGCCCGAGGATGATCTCGTAGTACCCATGCAGATTCAGCAGTTTGAAGGTGACTTCCTGCCAGTCGAGGAAACAAGGAGTCTGGCAAATGGCCATGAAATTGTGAATGGCGTGGAGTTTGACCGCATCGGTCGGTGCGTCAACTATCACTTGTGGGACCGGCACCCCGCAGAGCCAGGAGGGTTTAAGAGCAGAACTCTACGCCCTGTACCTGCCGATATGGTTGTTCACGCCTTTCCAGTGCTTCGACCAGGGCAGGTCCGTGGGGTATCTGAGCTCGCTACCGTCCTTCTGCGACTTAAAACCTTAGATAACTTCGATGATGCTGTCGCATTCCGGCAGGAGGTGTCGAATCTTTTTGCTGGTTACGTCGTAACAAAAGACGATGAGAGTGAGGGGCCAGATCCAAGTAGCTTTGGCGACCCTAGTATTGAAGCCGACTCTGACGGTGTGGCGCTGATTGGTATGGAGCCGGGTTCTGTCACCTCATTGCCTCATGGGACGGATATTAAGTTTGCGTCACCACCTGGGGCGCCTGACAACTACGCGGAGTTCATGCGGCAACAGCTTATGGCCGCTTTTGCCTCTGTCGGCATGCCCTATGAAACGACTGGGGATTTACGCAATGTAAGCGATCGGACTTTGCGCGTCGTGGTTAACGAGTTTCACCGCCAGGTTGAACAGTATCAGTGGGGGGTATTCATCCACCAATGGTGTCGACCAATCTGGAACGCCTGGATTAACGCTATCGCGTTGTCCGGGATTATGCCGATGAAGTACTTGGAGCGTCGGTTGTTTCGCCGAGTGCTTTGGGTTCCTCAAGGGTGGGCTTACTTCAATCCAGTACAGGACGTAAAGGCGAACACCGATGCAGTGCGGGCGGGCTTTACTTCGCGGTCCACAATCATCCTCTCGCAAGGGGAAGATCCGGAAGAGGTAGCGGCCCAAATTCGTGCTGACAACGATCAAGCCGACTCCGACAACCTGAGCCTAGACAGCGATTCCCGTCATGCACGAAACAAAGGCGCAGGGCTTGGCGACCCAAGTGAACGTGATGATGACCCCTCTGGGGCCTGACTTAACTTTTAGGAGCCGATATGGCTAAAAAATGGTACTCAATCAAAGCAAAGGGAGCGGGTCAGAAGAAAGTCGCTCAGGTGCGCATCTACGATGAAATTGGTCCTTGGGGGAAAACCGCCAATCAGTTCTGCGAAGAACTGGCCGCGGCTGTTGTCGGCGCAAGCAAAATTGTTGTGCCGATCAATAGTCTTGGTGGTGATGTGTTTGCTGCAAATGCAATCTTTAACGAGCTAATGCGCCATGAGCTGCCGGTGGAAACCCGAGTAGATGGCGTGGCCGCTTCGGCGGCGTCATTGATATTTATGGCGGGTGACGAGCGGATCATGCCTGAGAACGCCACGCTAATGGTGCATAACGCCTGGACGATTGCGGCAGGTACCGCAGATGATCTGCGCGATACGGCAGAGATGATGGATAAGGTTCGGGAAGGCATTGTGTCCGCATATCGCCGAAGCGGTCAGTCAGAAGAAAGTGTCGTTGAAATGATGGATGCAACAACCTGGATGACCGCTCTAGATGCGCAGGCACTTGGGTTTTGCACGGCTATTGAAGAGCCTGTAAGGCTGGTTGCATCCGCGAACATTGAAGACGCCTTGGATCGCATGAGAGATGTTCCTGCTGCGCTAAGAACTCAGCTTTTGGCGGCGGCTAATGATGACCCAGACCCAGACCCAGACCTAGGCCCAGAACCAGAACCAGAACCAGAACTAACCCCTCCAGCCTCTCAGGATGCAGCAACTCTTGCCGCCAAGATCTACGCGCAAAGTCGTGAGCGAGGCATCCCTCAATTGGCTGAAGCTGTTTTGCTATCGGGTGGGCTGGGGGGCGCGGATGCGGCGACCGCTCGCCTAGAAACCGCAGAACAGATCGCTGTCCTGTGCGCATCGGTCAAGCTTCAGGATAAGGCAGCAGAGTTTGTAGCGGCTGGCCTGTCGGTTGAGCAGGTGCGTGCTCGACTTTTTGAACATGTAGTGACTGCGGCTGACTCGATTGAGCTCAGCAACTTGCAGCGCGACCACCCTTCCAATAGTTCATCGGCCCCGGAGCGGAGCGGGCCGAATCCTCAGGCGATCTACGCCAAGCGTAAAGCCCTCTCCGCATAACCAGGAGTAATCACATGCCTTTTATTGAACAGAAACCCCGTACGGCAGATTTCTTGCTGTCAGAAGCCAATGGTTCCCGCTCTCGCGAGACCGGAGAAATGGCACCTACCGCAACCGCCATCTATGCGGGTCAGGTCTTGGCTTTGAATGCTGATGGCCGTTACGTGCCATTTGCGGGTAAGGGTGACGAGCCGGACTCCCCCGTCGAAGCGGTTGGGGTGCTGTATGCCAATGTGCCCGCATCCGATGAACCCCAGGCTGTGGTGGTAATTCGGCGCGATGCTGAGGTGGCTGGTGAGCTGCTTTTTGGTCTGGATGCTGACGCTTCCGCGAACTTGAAAGATGTCGGCGTGATCGTTCGCATTTAACTTCGACTTATCGCAAACAAACTCCAGGCCGCCTAGCGGTCTTTTTTATTTTTAGGAGCCGCAATGGCAAATATCAATATTTTTCAGGATGAGGCGTTTTCCGTCTATAGCCTGACTGCTGCAATCAACGAAACTCAGCATGTCCCTGGCCGCATTGGCGCCCTGGGATTGTTCGCGGAAGAGGGCATCCCGACGACCGTCGCGCAAATCGAGTATGACGGTCAGACCATTGGTTTAGTTGCGGCTAGACCTCGCGGTAGTGATGGCGCGGCGGTGACTTTGGCAAAGCGTCGCCTGATCCCATTCAATACGATCCACTTACCTCAGCGCTCGACCATGATTGCCGACGAGATCCAGGGTATTCGTGCGTTTGGCTCCCAGTCCGAACTTGAATCGGCAGAAGCGCGGGTGCAGAAATACTTGGCGAAACACCGCATTCAGCTGGATCTGACCCATGAGCACCATCGTGTGGGTGCTATCAAGGGAACGATTCTCGACGCTGATGGCAAGACGGTGCTGTTGGATATCTACGATATCTTTGGCATCACTCAGATTGAATACAGCATGGAACTCGGCACCGCTGGCACCATTGTCCGCACTAAATGCTCTGAGGTATTGGACAAAATTGAAGAAGTTTTGGGGGCTGCTCCAATGCAGGGCGCTCGGGCGTTGTGTGGTAAAAACTTCTGGAACTCGCTGATTGAGCATAAGAGCGTGCGTGAGACCTTCCTGAACACGCAACAGGCGGCTGAGCTTCGCGGCAAAGCGCCTGACAGTTTTGAGCTCGGCGGTATTACATTCGAGCGCTATCGCGGTCGTGTGGCTGGCAAACCCTTTGTGGATGATGATGAGGCCTACGCATTCCCCGAAGGCGTACCCGACTTCTTTATCACGCGCTTTGCACCAGCCGACTACATGGAAACTGTGAATACCGATGGCTTGCCGTATTACAGCCGTGTGGAACCGTTAGATTTCGGTAAAGGCTTGGGGATTGAAAGCCAATCCAACCCACTGCATATCCCGACGCGACCCAAGGCCATTATCAAGCTGAAACGAGTCTGATATGTGGGATAACTCGGTCTTTGATCGGGCTTTCGACCAGGCGGGTATGCGTCAAACCGTTGCTCGCCTGGTCGATGGGCAGCCTGCAAGTAAGCCGTTCCAAGCTCGCTTTGATCGTCCACAGCAAATTGTTCTGGATGGCGAGGTCCACACCACCGAGTACTCGATTGAGTTCACGACATCGGACTTACAACCTCCACTTGAGTATGGCAACGTGCTGCGGGTGGAAGTCTCCAAGGGGCAGTTTCAGGACTTCCGCGTGAAACAAGAGCCGTTGGTCCAAGGTGACGGCTACTGGACCAGAGCAGAGTTGGGGATCATCAAGTGAAAACACGGGTTCAGTTGTATGTCGAAGGCGTGCGAGCCGCACTGCGCGCAGCGCCTGGGTTCCCTGCTGAAGTGGAGGACTCGCCTGTACGTGCCCACACATTTATCCGGGATAGGGTCATTACAGTCCAGCTTGGCGCGGAAACGGTGACCGAGGGGGCGACGCCTCGCGTAAACCGGGTTCGTGAGATCCACCTTCTGGTGCATACAGCAGGTGATAACGGACTGGAGTTGTCGGAGTCGATCTTTGCGGCAGCTCATCCCATTGTGATGAATTTCTCTGGCCCAGGCCTTGTGCAGGTCCAAGAGCTGCGCACAGATGAGCCGCGCTACGCAAATGGCGATCTGGAGCGGCAGGTGATCACAAAGCGCTACCTGTTCTATTACCAAACCGCTGAGGACTCTCTTAGCGAGTAGGAGCAATCATGAAAGAAACAAGTCCCGTGGCTGAGCGGGAGGCTGAAGTGTTGCCGCTAGATTCGGTGCCTGTGGTCGCGCCTGTGGCAGCGGCCCAGAATCCTGGCCGTGGTGGTAGCTACGTTCGCAACAAACAAACAGGTGGTCTGAAACGGGTCCAGTACACGGAAACGTGTAAAGACTGCGTACTGACGCCAAATCAAAAGGGGTAGTTCATGGCTAAGTCTGCCAAGAAAACACTGTTGATGGCCAAGCTGCAGACTGCAGCAGGTACAGAGGCAGTACCGACCGGCGCAACGGATTCGATTTTGCTGCGCAATCTTACGGCCACACCGCTGAGTACGGAGACCGTAGAGCGTGCCTTGCTGCGTCCCTATATGGGCAATGCTGGTCAAATCGTGACTACGGTGTACACGCAGATCGAGGGAGAAGTGGAGCTGGCCGGTTCGGGTACGCCAGGCAAGGCCCCCGCATGGGGCGGCCTGTTGCGAGGCTGCGGATTTGCTGAAGTCGTTGAAGACGCAGAAGTGGTTTACACGCCAGTATCTGACGATTTCGAGATGCTGACGTTGCACTACTACCTTGATGGCTTGTTCCACAAGATTACGGATGCGCGGGGCACAGTGTCCTTTGATGTCAGTGCCAAAGGCATTCCGTTCATGCGCTTCCGATTTATGGGCGTGTACCACCCGATTACCGATCAAGCCGCGCCCACTGATGTGGACTTCAGTGCTTTCCAGACTCCGCTGGGTGTGAACAAAAAGAACACTCCACAGTGGAGGCTGGGCGGGTACAGCGGTTGCTTGCAGTCCTTGAATTTGGATCTGGCCAACTCACTGGTTTGGCGATCCCTGATTAGCTGCGAAGGCGCGGAAATTACGGATCGTCAGCCCACCGGTCAGATCTCGTTGGAGCTGCCCAAGATTGCAGACTTGAACTGGCCTGAAATGGTACGAAACGCTGTCCTGCAGCCGCTTTCAATCACACATGGCACGCAGCCGGGCAACATCGTCACCCTCAGCGCACCTGGTGCGCAACTGAGCGAACCTTCGTACTCCGAAGCCGACAACGTGGCCATGTTGGGCATGAACATGAGCCTGCAGCCTGGCCAGGGCAATGACGACATCAAGGTCGTCGTTTCGTAAACCTACTTTCATTCCGAGGTCATCATGAGTTTCAAAATCGCCCAGCGCCCTGTGGTGGGTTACCCCGTGTCTATCTCTGTTTATGACGAGAAAGGTAAAACGCAAAAACTGGAATTTATCGCCCAGTACAAGCGCTCGAAACGGCCTGAGCTGCAGGATCTGATTGCTGCTGCCCGTAACTTGGCGCGAAAAAATGCCGGTCTGGAGCCAATCGCTGAAGAAGGTGGTAAGGCGAAAGAATGGCCCTATGTCGCCGACGAGGACTTTTTCAAGGCCCATGTGTGTGGCTGGGTTGGCGTTAAAGGCGAGGACGGCAAAGACTTGGCGTTCTCGCATGAGGCGCTGGATGGTCTGCTCGCCGAGTATCCCGAGTTCCATCAACCTTTGTTTGACGGTTTCTTTAGCGCTCACATCGGGGCCCGTGCAAAAAACTAATTGAGGCCGCTCGTCACTGGGCAAAAGGCTGGCGCTCGAAGTCAGATGATTTTGAGCCTGATGCCTTGGTGCTTGAGGCACTCAAAGCTGCCGGTGCGCCTGATGCAGTGATTCAACGCGCTCAGCAAGAAGAGCGCACTGACTATGAAGTGTGGCCTGAAAACGAAGCGGTTGTTGAGGCTTTCCTTCATTTGTCTAGCTGTTGGACCGTAGTCGCTCCCCCGATGGGGGATCTTCTCTACTTCGGTCTGCCTTCCACAGAAATTGAATCGACTTTACGTCTTTTGGGGTTTCCCAGGCGCAAGCGTGCCCGAGTGTTTCGGTATCTCAAGGATATGGAACGAGCGGCCCTATCTATTTTTTATGAGTAGCGGGTATGACAGATCGAGTTATTGGCGTAACGCTCAAAGGTAACGCCTCCCAGCTCCAGCAGACTTTTGCGTCTGGGGCAATGGCTGCCAATAACTTTGGTGCGGTTGTTGAAAAGGCTATGGGACAGGCCAAAGCGGCCAACCGTGACTATGCCTCTTCGACAAAAGGGGCTGTTAGTGCCTTGGAGGAAGTGCGGGGTCTGGTCAAGGGCCTAGCGGCTGGCTTCTCAGTCATGAAGCTGATTGATACAGCTGACGAATGGGGGCAGTACGCGAGCCGAGTGGAGATGGCCACGCGCAGCGCGGAAGAGTTTGGTCACGCTCAAGAGCGGTTGGCAAAGTCTGCTGCTGTCACGTACCGCTCGCTTGCTGAGACCCGCGAAGGCTTTATCAATATGTCTCCTCCCTTGCGGGAGTTGGGGCTGTCGCTTGACCAGTCCATTGATGCAATCGATACCTTTTCTGGCCTGTTGGTGACGAACGCAGCCAGCGCTGAAAAAGGCAAGTCCGCCATTGGTGCGCTTTCCACTGCGATGCAGAAGGGCAAGCTGGATGCCAACGGCTGGGGAACGATTCTGAGCACAATGCCTTCGATTGTGGATTTGCTGGCGCAGTCCATGGGGCGCAGCGGAGCTGAGATTCGTCGCCTTGGGGCAGAGGGGAAACTGACCGCTAAGGACTTGGCAAAGGCGCTGGTCGAAGGGAATGCCGAGGTCATCAAGCAAGTTGAGTTGATGCCCACGACGGTGCGTGACGCCTTTGGCCGTCTGACCGCCGTTGCAACGGAGTTTCTTGGCAAAAATAACGAGGCAATCGGTGCCACGGCGACACTCGCCGCTGGTATTGATTTCCTGGCACAGAACTTTGATTTGTTGGCCACGGCTGTTGGTCTGGTGGCCGCGGTTCACGCAGCACGGTTTGTCGGGGCTCAGTACGAGGTGGCTAAGGCATTGTGGGTGACCACAACGGCATCGATTGCGCAGCAGCGTTCATTAATCGCGCTTTCGGCAGGGATTGCTGGCACGAGTCAGACAGCGGTGATTGCCTACGGTGCAATGGCGATGGCAGCGCGAACAGCGAGCGCTGCGATGTCGTTAGTAGGTGGTCCTGCAGGCTTGGTGACTCTGGCCCTGAGCGCTGGTGCGATTGCATGGATGAATTGGGGCAATGCAACCGAGAGTTCGATTAGGACAATCAATGCTGCGAAGCGCCCTCTGAAAGAGCTAGAAGAAGACTTTTCTAAGCTCAATAAGACCCAGCAGCGAGGGATGGAGCTCTCCATTGCTACGGAGCTGCGGGAGCAGGAGGCAATCGTTAAAGATGCAATGGCCTCTATTCGGTCCGAGCTTACCGGTTTGGTTTATCAGGGTGGGATGGTGGGCGCCAGTGAGCCCATCGAACGGTTTGCCGCTGCTTTCAATGAGATTGTGAGCTCCGCCGATGGAGCAACCGAGAAGTCAGAGCGATTGGCAAAGGAGTTGGAGAAACTCCGCGGCGTGGTGCCTGATGCAGTGGTCCTTAAGCTGAGGGAGATGACTCAGGGGCTTTCTGAGGGGGCAGAGTCTGTTGAGGATCTCAACCGGAAGCTGGAGCGTATCCAGGGGATTTTGGCTGACTCAGGCTTGGATGGCTTGGGGGACTCGCTTAAGGGTCTTACAGAGGCGGATTTCAGCAAACTTATTTCCGGTTTAACAGAGTCGCTTGATGTCATTGGGATGAGCGCCCAGCAAGCGGAGGAATATAGGGCGAGGCTTCGTGGGGCGACAGACGAGCAAGCTGCTTTGGCTGGCGTATTGGCAGGAATGGCCGAGACAGCGAATAAGCTTCAGAAAGCCACCGCAGATAAAGACTCTAAGGCGCAAGAGGGAGCAAAGGCCCTGCTTTCGTCGTTAGTGGCTCAGGAGGTCCAGTTAGTTGCCAACATTGAGAGGGCTGCTGAGTATGCTCGCTTGATAGCTCTTGGAGTTGATCCAATTTGGGCAGCCATGTCTGCTGACGAGCACGGGGAGAAAAAAAGAGCGGAGGCTCAAGAAAAAGCCTTGGCCAGAGTGAAGGCCATACAGGACAACATTGCAGCCAATACCAAACTGACCAGAAAGGGCGCAGGCTCTAAGAAGCAGGACGAAGGCGAGCGCCTGCTGAAGCAAATGAAGGAACGCCTGGCGCTGTTAGGGAAAGAGACTGAGTACGAAAAACTGCTGGCAAACATTTCTTCGGGGGCGGTGAAGTTTCGCAAGGGCCCTTTGGAGGAAGAGGCTAAGAGGCTTGCCAAGCAACTGGACGATAAGCAACGTCAAATTGATCTGGAGAAAACCCTTAAGACACTAAGGGAGGAGCAAAGCGTCACGCAGAGGGAGTTCATGCGTGAGCTTGACGCCTTTGGGAAAGGAGACTGGGCAAACGGCGTCATTGAAGCGCTTTCTTCTGTAGAGGAGCGATACCGGCAGATCATTCGTGATCGGCAAAATTCACCACATGGCTTAAGCCAGGATGAGCTGAAGGCGATTCAAGAATCGCTACACGAAGAACTGATCATGGTGCGGGATCACTATGCTCAGTTGAAAAAGCTGCAGGGTGATTGGAGCCTAGGCGCAAGTAGCGCACTTCAAAACTATGCGGATCAGGCTGCGAATCTCTTTGACTCTGTTGGAAACATGGTTTCCAACGTGTTCCAGGGCATGGAGAGCTCATTGGTGCAGTTTGTACGCACCGGAAAATTGGATTTCGCTAGCTTAGCGGACAGCATTATTGCAGATATGGTCCGAATCGTAATTCAACAGTCAATTACTGGGCCGTTGGCCGGCGCTTTTGGAAGTCTTTTCAACCCGTTAAGTGGTGTTAGCGCTCATCATAATTTCTCGATGGGCAGTCTTGGGGGGAGCGGTGGATTCACACCCACAAGCCCGTTGATGCCCCTGTCTTCTGGCGGCTATACCGGCGATGGTGGCAAGTATGAGCCCAGGGGGATTGTTCATGCAGGCGAGGGCGTGCTGAACCAGGACGAGATCCGCGCCTTGGGCGGCGAGGCTGGATTTAATGAGCTGCGTCGTGCATTGCGGGGGCCAGGTCATGCGCTTGGAGGCATGGCTGGATCTCCATCTGTGTCTTTGGGGCTCAATCAGCCTGCGCAAGGAGGGGATCTACAAGTAGTCATTAACAACTACGGTAGTAATAAAGTGGAAGCGAAGGAAGAAACGGGTCGTGGGGCGGACGGCCAAGTTCTGCGTCGCTTAGTGGTAAGTATTTTAGACGAGCAATTGGGAAGTCCTACTACAAGCACAGGGAAGGTCATGAGTAGAACTTGGGGAGCTAAAGCGAGGACATAGAAGCTAGAGCTCCATACTCGAACTCAAAGGTAGATGTTTTGAGTTTAGGGGGGCTAATTAATGGGCCGGTGCGAACCTGCATGCTGCTTGAGCGATGCGAGTGACGTCGTGATAGAAGGCTATGTCGCTGTCCTGCTTGCGGAATATAGCGGAGTAGATCAGTCGTGGTTGTTGTTTCCTCGTTGGCAGGCGGACGAGTTGTCCGTTAGTCACCATGGGAGAAAAATACTCTTCGGGCAGACAGCTTATTCCTTGCCCTGCAGAAACTAGGCTGGCTGTGGCGATGAGGCTATTGATAGTGAAGACGGCTGAGTCTGCGGTGTGCGGACGAAGCCAGTCGTCGTATGCTTGGCTTAACGCTGATTCATGGTTTTGTCGGATGATCGGCATGCTGGCGATTTCGCGTAGGTAGTAACTTCGTTTATCGCTCATGTCGGGCCCCCCGACCCACATAAGGCGCAATTCTCCGATGTCAATGCAGTGAAGCTGGGCGTGAGCAGGAAGTTGCTGCTGGATACTAAGCTGGATCGTGTTACTTAGCAGCATTTGTTGTAGCTCTGAATGCATAGCGATGACGATTTTTAGCACGATGCCGGGGTAGCGATGCTTGAGCTGTTCAATCAGTACTGGCAGCCAAGTAATAGCCGTAATCTCAGTTACACCAATTGACAGTCGTGGGACTGGCTGCGATGGAGCACGGAACTGTTGCAAAAGAGTAGCGTGCTGCTGCAGCAAGGGCTCTGCCATGCGCATGGCAGTTCGGCCTTCATCGCTCAACACATTATGTCTTCCCTCTCGCACAAACAGGCGTACGCCGAGCGTTTGTTCCAATTGGCGAATGCGCTTAGTCACTGCGGATTGCGTGGTACACAGCTTTTCTGAGCTAGCGCTCAGTGTCCCGAGCTTTGCAGTCCAGTAGAAGGCTTCCAACTGTCTGTGACTAGGCATAAAGCTTTCCTATTTGGAATATATATTGAGGACAACTATTCAATATACAGGAAAGTTTTGGCTAGCCACAATAAGCCGAACTTCATCAGACGGCGTAGACGTTGATGAGGGTGCTTAAGTAAGGGAGGGGTATGGACGATTTGTTGAGTTTGTTCTCTGGGCTTTCTTCTTCTTTAGTCTCCGATAGCCTAGATCGGTTACGAGGCTCTCAAGGGTTGAAAGCAATGCATGGTGTGCAGCCTGTATTGGGACGCGCGCTTACGGTGCAAGTGGCGCCAGGGGACAATTTGTATATTCATGCGGCGCTACGTCAGGCTCAGCCTGGCGATGTACTTGTTATTGATGGCGCGGGGAATACTGAGCGAGCTCTGGTCGGTGAAATACTGCTAAGCGCTGCGCGAGCACGTGGGGTTATCGGGTTTGTTGTAGATGGCGCAGTGCGCGATGTCGATGCTTTCATCCGTGATGGTTTCCCTTGTTACGGAAAAAGCATCACACCCAGAGGTCCATACAAGAACGGCCCAGGCGCCATCAATCAGGTGATTAGTGTCGATGGAAATGTGGTCTCTCCGGGCGATGTGGTTCTGGGGGATGCCGATGGTGTGGTGTTCGTCGCTGCTGAGCAAGCAGCACAAGTTGCACGTCAAGCACGCGAGCTCCATGCGAATGAGCAGCGACTATTGGCAGATATTGCTGCGGGTGTTTACGACGATGCTTGGTTGAACTCCGTTATTAAGTAAGTGCTGTGTCTTGTCTGCTCAAGTTTCTGAATTTAATTAGCGCGCTAGCGCATAAAAAAACATAGGGAGACTGTATTGTGTTGAAAGCTAAAATTTTGTTTGCTCCGCTCTTGGCGGTGGCGGCGTTTGCAACTCTTGCTCCTGCACAGGCCCAGGAAACTGTATATCCCAATAAACCAATTCGTATGATCGTGCCTTGGGCTCCGGGTGGTGCAACCGATGTGATTGCTCGAATTATCGGTAAGCGCTTGGGAGAGGAGTTGGGTCAGCCAATTGTTATTGAGAATAAGGCTGGTGCGGGAGGCAATATTGGTACCACGTCATTTGTCAGGGAGGTGGCAGATGGGTATACCTTGTTGATGACGACCAGCTCAACGAATGCGATCAATCCGCACTTGTACTCGAAGATAGGGTACGACGCACAGAAGGACTTTTCCCACGTGGCATTGATTGGCGCCATTCCGAATGTGCTTGAGGTGCCGGCTAATTCGCAGTTCCAGACAGCGCCACAGCTTTTGGATTATGCCAAGGAAAACCCAGGGAAACTGAACTATGGTTCGGCGGGGGTTGGTTCATCCCAGCATTTGGCTGCGTCCCAGTTAATTCAGAGCGCGGGGATGAATATTACCCACATTCCCTACAAAGGGAGTGGGCCAGCTGTCACCGATCTTATGGGGGGCAATATCGATTTGATGTTGGACACGGGGTCTTTGGCTCAGGTCAGGGCTGGCTCACTACGTGCGTTGGCAGTGGCGTCTGCTAAGCGGTTGCACGTATTGCCAGATGTCCCCACTTTTGAGGAGTTGGGCCTGACCGATATGTATGCAGCGGCCTGGTACGGTGTGGCTACGCATGCTGATGCCCCTGCACAAGTTGTGGAGCGTTTGAATCAAGAAATTGCCAAGATTTTGCAAGAGCCGGCGATCATTGAGCAACTGGAAAATATGGGCGTGCAGATCGGAGAAGAGTTAAATCCTGAGCAGCTTGATGCTTTCGTGTTGTCGGAGATTCAGCGGTTTAAAGGGTTGGTTGAATTGTCCGGCGCTAAGTTGGAATAGGCAGACCCCGTTCTATGAGTCACATCTACTAGCGGGCTATTTTATGGCCGTGCAACTCCCCGCTCAGTAGAGATTTATTTTGTTGGTTTTAGCAACATACCTTTCAGCCCGTCAGGCATCTGCTTGACGGGTTTTTTTTTCTGAATCTATGGCAAAACTACCCGAATATGTGTCAATCCTGCTGGACGGTTTTGGTGAGCGCTTTGATCCGTCTGTGAAGCGCACTGAAATGGAGCGCGGTCCTGTTAAACAAGAGGTGCTGAACTCGCAGGTGATGGTCGAGATAGAAGCTACTCTTTTCTTTCGTGGCTGGGCGGATACCGTCAGTTTTGATAGTTGGTACTTCGACACGATACGCCGTGTGGGCTGGTTTGATGTGTATGACCATCGATACCGCGTCACACGCTCGATGCGCTTCAAAGGCGGAGATATTGGGACGCTGGCCCCACTGACGGGTGGTTTTCACTATGCCGAGCGCACGGTGACTTTGGAGTACATGCGATGACGATCACTAGAGAGTTTCGCCGAAACCGGCAAAGAGTGACAGACCCAGACGGCTTGGTGGTGCTGGTGGAGGTGACGCACTCCTCTTTTTCAACCCCGTTCCGATTGGCCAACGACACCAAGGCCTGGGTCAGCCGAGGCGTCACGTATGTTGGATACCCATTCCAGTTCACGCTTCCTGACTCAGGCGAAGGCGAGAGCCCCAAGATGGTGCTGGAAATGGCTAACACAGGCGGCGACATACTGCGCGAGTTGGAGTCCATCAGGGAGCCTGGCGAAGAGGTGTGGTGCAACATCATCATGATTGACCGCTCTATGCCGGATGTTCACGCCATGAAATTGAGCCTTCCCATTTCCGTGGTGGCCGTGGATAGCTCAAGCATTTCGGCCAGGCCGTCCATGGATTCGATTCTGAATCGTTCGGCAGTGACGCTGCGATACGACAAACGTACGGCGCCGGGGATTTTTCAATGATCAAGCTGGTGAATCAGTTTGTTGGCAGGCCACATCGTGCAGATAGCTACGACTGCGCTGACTTAGCCATCGACGTTGCTCGGGAGATATTTTCCCGTGAGGTTGTTTTGCCTGCCGCTAGGCCCCGCCCTCAAGGGCAGCGTGGTCAGGCTGTGGCGATCCAAGCCATGGCAGATGAATTGGCCTTTGAGGTTTCTGAACCCGTCGATGGTGATTTGGTGTTGATGCAAAGCGCTGGGCAGGACCTGCCAGGGCACATTGGCACGTACTTCTTTCTCAATTATCAGCCCTACGTGTTGCATACCTCGGTTTCGTTGGGGTACGCGAGTCTGCATAGACTGTCGGCCCTGTCCATGTTGAGTTTGAGGGTTGTTGGGTTTTATCGCTGGAAGAATCAGAATGAACAGAAATGATGAAGGGCGGCTGGTTGTTACCCCGCACCCATTGACCCTTGAGGGGCAGACAAATACCCCAGCAAATTTGAGAGCAGGCGACAGCCTGCTTTCTTTTTTGGAGCGCCACGTCCCAAACCTGCATGTGTGCAAATATGCGGTATCCATCAACGGGTGTCTTATTGCTCCCGAGCACTGGGCGCGTGTAAAGCCTAAGCATGGCACAGTCATTGCGGTTCGCTCGGTCGTGGAGAAAGAGGCCTTGCAACTGGTCGCGCTGGCGGCGTTGACCTATTTCACGTTTGGCATCGGTTCGGCTGGTGGCTTTATTGCGGCTAAGTTTGGGACGCTGGCGGCCACAGCAGTATTCCTGGGCGGCTCTTTGCTCATCAACAAAGTGCTCGCTCCTTCCGTGCCTACGATTGATAGCGTCGATTTTGGACGTGAGCCGGTATACACCATCGCGCCTGGTAATAATGCTGCGCGTCAGCATGAGGCTTTACCTCTGTTGCTGGGAGAGCTGCAGTACGCACCTGATTACGCGAGTCTGCCGTATACGTGGTATCAGGGCAATGAGCAAATTATGGGTGCGATTTTTAACGCGGGCCTGAATGTAGACCGTTTTGAAGGGGGGCTGCTAAATGGCAATACTGATTTGAGCGCCTACCAGGATGTAGAGGTGTGGACTAGGGGCTTTGCTGGCATGCCTGATCAGAGCATACCGTTATTCACCAACCCCGATATGACTGATGGTGGAGAGCTTGAGGGCGATGGCAAGTGGGTTACGCGTACTACGTCAGCTGATACAACACAGATTCAATGTGACTTTGAAATTCAGCTTTACGGGCAAGGCAGCAAGGGTATGCAAAGCCGTGATTTGGTCCTCGAGGGCCGGTATCGACGTGTAGGCCAGAGTGGATGGACAGTGCTCCCAGCAGTTTATCTGCAAAATAGAACGGTCAAGCCGTTGCGGCGCACAGAGGGCTTTTCTGTTGAGTTAGGGCAGTACGAAGTAGCTTGGCGTAATGCTAGTGGTGGTAGTAGCGATGACGCCAAAACTGTACGTAATGTAACGTGGACGCAGTTAAAAAGCATTCGTCCTGACAACGGCGACTATGTTGGCCAATCTCGCATCGGTGTTCGGATCAAGGCGACAGGCCAACTCAATGGCAGCTTGAAGGAAATTAAAGGCCGGTTTGTAGCCCGTGCCATGCCTATCTGGAATGGGACTGGTTGGGTTCAGGCAACGACTGCGGATAATGGCTTGTCCAATCCTGGTGCCCAAATCTTGTTATTGGCTCGGGGTATTTACGAGGATGATGCCGAAGTCAGTGGTGGCCGTCGTCTTGTCGCTGGCATGGGGTTGCCTGATGATCAGATTGATATTGAAGGCCTTAAAGCTTTCATGCTGCATTGCACTGCCAACAACCTGCGGCACGATGCGTTGATTAATGACGACCGCAGTAATGTAGATCTGCTCAACCAGGTGGCGCGGTGCGGTCTGGGTTCCTTTGGTTTTTTTAACGGTAAATGGGGGGTTGTGTGGGCTTGGGATAATCAGCCGCTTGATGGTGTGGTAAATATGGCCACCATCAAGAAAGCTACGTTCCAGGTCAGTTATGAACTGGCTAGCGCTGCAGACGGCATTGTTTATTCATACCTGAACCGTGAAACTTGGGAGCAGGACTCGGTCTATGTGTATGCCCCTGGCAAGACTGTCATGCTCAATCCTGTGCGTATAACAGGCGAGGGTATTACCACAACAGAACATGCTGCAGTCATGGCGCGCTATCACTTGGGCCAGTCGCTGTATCAGTTTAAGGATATTCAGTACGAGACCGATCTGGAGCATCTTGATTATCAGCGTATGTCCGTACTGGCTATCAGCCACGATATGACGCAGTGGGGGTTTGGTGGGCGTCTTGTTGCGGCTGCGCGAGATGAACGGGGCGTTGTTACTCTGCGACTGGATGCTCCTGTGCCAGATGAGTCTGTCCATGGCGTTGGGGCTGCTGAACCGTTTATCGGTCTGCGCATTCCTGGCGAGTCTATTTACCGCGTTTTCCGGGTGGTGCGGCCGAGCGCAGGCTCTTTAACTTTGCAGTTGAAAGATCCATGGCCCGAGGATGCATTGTTTCCTGGTGAAGATGGGGATAATCCGGCGCATGACACGCTGTGGTTCTACGACTTCAAGCCCACCCCTGGCGCACGTGTTCGCGTGGCTGGTATGCAAATGCAGGCTGGTCTGGGCGGCGCACAGGTAGCGGTCGTTCCTGAGTCTGACGAGTTTTGGGACTATGTGATCAATGGAACCTACGAGCCAGCCGGTAGCGATAGCGAACTCTCGCGTGATGAAACGCCAGTTGTGCACAGCCTTCGTGTCACTGAGCAGCAGACCGTGCAGGGCAATACGCAGTTTACGGAGCTGACCATTACCTTTGATGCCTATGGGGAATTGGCGTCCGCAGAGATCTGGGCGGGGCCAGAAGGTCATGAACTCGCCCATGTCGCAGACACCTTCACGCGTCAGGCGACTTTCCGCATTGATGTGGCAGGGAACTGGATGGTACAGGTTCGTCCGATGGGCCATACCCGCGCTGGCCCGGCGGCGAATATTTTTTATGTGACGCAAGTGACGGATCTGCCACCCTGGAACTATGACTCTCTGGTAATTACTGAAGTAGCCGGTGGTTTACGTCGGTATGCATTTGAGTACCTGGAGAATGATCCGCCATTCGATCTGGCCGGTGCTGAGCTTCGTTACGTCGCTGGAAAACATGCTGCGCCAAATTGGGATGCCATGACGCCGTTGGGTAGTGGTTTTCACACGGCGACGTTTGAGAGTGTCCTGCCCCAAGAGGGGGATTGGACTTTTGCGTTGCGTGCCCGCAATACGTCTGGGCAGCTCTCTACTGATGCGCTCATTCGTACCGTAAAGCTGGGCAAGAACTTTGACCAGGTGCAAACCAAAGATAAGACGCCTCCACCAGCGGTAAAGGGCTTGTCGGCGGTCGCGAGCTTGGGAACAGTAATTGTAAGTTGGAGCCCTGCTGCGTATGAAACGGGGCATGGCCATGCCCGTACGATTGTTTATGCCGCACAGGGCGCTACCGCTACCGTATCGTCGGCAAAGCCTGTGGCTGAGTCACATCACGGTCCTGTTTCGTTCAGTGCTGGGCTGGGCGAAACATGGCGAGTATGGGCCAAGAATGAGAGCGTAGACGGTGTGCTCTCTAGCGCATACGCCGGGCCTGTCAATGTCATGTTGGGTAAAGTGGGCGAGGCGGATCTGGCGGAGGATCTGGATCTGGCCAAGCGTTTGGCTGACGGCTCAATCACGGCAGAAAAGCTGGCTGATGGTGCGTTGACTGAAACAAAGTTCGCCCAAGGTGTGGAGCCAGTCAAGATTATTCCTGATTCGGGAATGTTGCCCACCACAAAATCGACGTCAAGCGTGCTCTGGAAGGGTACGCTGTATGCCTGGAATGCTGTATCGAGGAAGTACGAGAGGGCTGTGGCAGATGTCGCGCCGCAGTCGATTGGGCCGGACAAGTTTTTGCCTGGCACAGAGCCAGTTACGATCATCGCCGATAACAAGCCACTGCCGACCGTAAAGTCGACATCGAGCATCGTTTGGAAGGGCAAGCTGTACCGGTGGAATGGCACCAAGTATGTGGCGAGTGTCGATGTGGGTGATATTGCTGGCAAGATTACCGATCAGCAGATCGCAGATATGACTGCAGCAAAGCTTACTGGGGAAATTGCAGGCACCCAGATTGCTGATAACGCAATCCAGACCTCGCATCTTGCAGCGGGATCTATTGCAACTGAGAAAATTGCGGCCGGTGCCGTGGTCGCCTCTAAGCTATTTGTAGGCGCAAATGGCAATTTGATTCCCAATGGGGCGGGGGAAATGGGGTTTGAGCAGGCCAAACTTGGTTGGCCAAGCCGATTTGTTGTCGACGAAGCCACCGCTCCAGACGGGTTTCCCTGGTCGTACCGTTCACCTGCGGGTGAAACTGGCACTAGGGATTCCACCTTCGACCCTATCCCGGTAGAGCCTGGGGCTGAGTATCAGATTACGATCTGGGCCATGGCGGATCGAGCTGATAGCCGCGTTTATATAGAAGGGCGGAATCAGTCAGGCGCACATGCTTTTACCAAGTCCAAAGGGGATGGTTCGGGTGTTTATGTGCTTTCCAATCGGATCGTACCCACAAGCTGGACGCGGTTCTCAACAACGGTGACGATTAGCGATGGCACTACGCATCTGCATCGCTTTCGCTACTACATCAATCACGCGAATGGGGCAGAGAGAGGGGCAGCACAATCCTTTGCTGGGCTGACCATGGTCAAGCGGGCGACGGGGGAGTTGATTGTTGATGGAGCGGTAACCGCACAAAAGGTGGCGGCCAATGCGATCACGGCTAATCACTTGGCAGCAAATTCTGTGATCGCAGCAAAGGTGGCGGCAGGAGCAATTGCGGCCGAGCATTTGTCCGCCGGTGCAATTACGGTGGGGAAGCTCCAGGATGGTGCTGTTACTGGTGACAAGATCGCCGCGACGACTATTACGGGTGACAAGATCGTAACGGGAGCCATTACAGCGGATAAAGTGGCTACAAATGCCGTGACTGCTGACAAAATTGCCGCGAATGCAATTACTGCCGCGAAGATTTCGGCAGGGGCTGTCGGTGCTGAACAGATGGCTGCAAATGCGATTACTGCGAAGCACCTAGTTGTCGCCGACCGATCTAACTTGCACCCTGATCCTACCGTATCGTTGGGCGGAGAAAGTTCGCTTTGGTCTATACCCTCCTGGGTCGCTGCGATACCGGCTGGCACATCGACCGTTGGCTGGGGGTTTAGCGGGGGAGTGTTACGCGCGACTGCTCCGAATCCAGGCACCGTGTGGAATGGTCCCTATTTACGCAAGCGGAATATTGAGTTGCAGGGAGGCCAGGACTATGTTCTGTCCTTCCGGCATCGGCGGTTCAATGCTGGAACCTCGGCATTTAGAACGGTTGTGTATTTCTATGACGCCAACGGTGAGCATATCTCCGGGGCAAATGCTCTGCTAAATCACACGACGAGCTCAGCAACTCCGCAAGATGTCACTTTGTCCGTTACAGCACCGGATAAGGCGGCGACGATGCAAATTTATTATCAGCAGAATCCGGACACCAGCACGTCTGGTTTCATTGTTGGTGACTTCTTTGTACGTCGTGCGGCTTCCGCTGAGTTGATTGTTGATGGCGCTATTACGGCTGATAAGTTGGCTGCCGGGTCGGTGGTGGCCGGGAAGTTGGCAGCGAATAGCGTGGCTGCAAGCAATATCGCAGCAAATGCCATTACAGCTGACAAGTTGGCGGCGGATTCGGTTACTGCGGTTAAGATCGCGGCAGGGAGCGTGAACGCTAGCAAGATTGAAGTTAATGCGGTGACCGCAGCCAAACTGGCTGCAAATAGCGTGACCGCAGCCAAACTGGCCGTTAACTCAGTGACTGCTGATAAGTTGGCGGCGACCTCCGTAACGGCCGAAAAGCTGGCAGCTAATAGCGTTACTGCTGTAAAGGTTGTGGCTGGCTCTATTACGGCAGATAAGCTCGCAGCAAAAAGCATCACGGCTGACAAGATGGCAACCGGGAGTATTACAGCGGCAAATGGGGCGATAGCTGACGCAGCGATCACTAGCGCAAAGATTCAAGATGCTGCAATCAAAACAGCCCATATCGGCCATGCTGAAGTCGATACGATGCGTATTGCTGGGAATGCTGTGGCGATTCAGGCTGGAGCGTCTCGAGGGGTGTTGTATGAAACCTATCGCGCCTATAGTTTGGACGTTCATATCTATCTAGCATATCCGGCTAGTGTCACTATTGTTGCGGTGCTCGAAAAGTCCTACAGCAACTATCCAGGCTCTCACCCTGTTGTCGGTGAGCTTGATCAAATTCTGATTGACGGTAGTGCTGTACATAGTTTGGCAAGAGGGACTGACACGAGTTCGCTAACCCTCTCTGTGGGCGCAGGGAGCCACCGGTTCACATTTCTTCATTATGCGAAATTGTATGCTGGTGAAAATAGCGGGGCACATTATGGCAAGTATCAGTATGGGCCTGCATCAATTTCTGTAGTTTGCACGATGAGGTAGTTATGGAAGCTGTTTCCCTATTTAAAGAGGGGCGATTTCAACAGACCGTTCTCGGCCCAAGGAGCATTGTCGTAGAACCTACTCTTGCTGCCTGGGAAGGTGATTGGGCAAAGGGGAGTCTTGATAGCACATGGTGGCATGATGGAACGCAAGCATTAAGGCGGGAGCCGTGCCCGGCAACACTTGAGGGCACTATGTTGCGTGGTGTACTGCCGGGCAGCATGATTGTGATTGAGGGACAGCGCTATGAATGTCCAAATGGCGGTGATGTCGATTTATCTTTCCAGTATGTCGGCGAGTATGTGGTTTGGGTTTCTTTGTGGCCTTATTTGGACGGGAGGTACGTAGTTGAAAATCCACCATCAACCGAATAATTATGCAGAGCGTCGCCGCCAGGAGTACCCGAATATTGGTGACCAGCTCGATGCGGTGTACAAGCTGGCCCGGCATATGCAGGAGCAGGGGCAGCAGTTACCGCCCGATGTTGAACAGTGGGTGGCTCAGTGTCGAGCCGTTAAAGAAAAGTATCCAGCCGCTTAAGCGGCTTTTTTTATGGAGCGTGATATGCCATTGGCTATTTTTACAAAGAGCATGATGACTGACGGTGGGCCGGTCAAAGCCCATTCGATTGGGTGTGTTTCTACCGAGCGCGGAAGCGTGGGCTGGACTGTGCAGGTTGATCATCATGGCACCCTGGAGCAGGCTGAACGACAAGCGGGGGTGGTTTGGCAGACGTATTACCTGATGCCGTTCGATGTTGATCTTGGTGGCCAGCCCTATCAAGCGGCCGCAGCCTGGCTTATTGCTAACGAGTCAGTATTTTCTGGGGGTGTGCCACTACCGATAAGCGAGCAAACACCGATTGAAGAGCCAGCCGCCTAGCGGCTTTTTTTACGTCTGCTGCTTTTGCAGCGCTTCACGGGAGACAGCCATGCCGACCGTTATCAAGGGGAAGGAAGTGGAACCAACAAGCGGAGCTGGTGCAGGTTGGGCAGCGGTGAAAGTAGCCATCGCGTTTGGGGCGCCAGCAGCGATCGCTGCGCTTATCGGCATGTTGGTCATGCCGCCCAGGACGGTACGGGAGTTCATCAGTCGTACAACATGTACGGTGTTGAGCTCATTCATTCTGGGGCCGCTGCTGACGATCTGGGTGATCACCTGGCAGCCGGGCTTATTGGCGCAAGCTGTGCAGGTGGCCGCCCATACCGGCGTCGCCGAGGATCTGCACAGTCTTATGGGCCTGTTCTATGTGATGGGACCGTGCATGCTGATAGCTGGGCTTCCGGCCTGGTGGGTGTTGGGAGCCTGGGTGCGCTGGGCGCAGCGGATGCAAGAGCAGGGCATCCCTAATTGGGTGGCGGAAATGAAAGGGAAAATTTTTGGGAAGTGAAATGCAGAAACTGATTGATTTGATCCTGGGCCTTCTGGCCTTTTTTTTTCGTCCGCAGGAAGTGGAGCAGGTCATACCAGAGCCAGAGGAGGCTGCGCCTACTGGAATGTCCCCTGACGGCCTAGCCATCCTGCAGTACTTCGAGAGCTGTCGCTTGGAGGCTTATTGGGATGCCAACGGCAAGGTCTGGACCATCGGCTGGGGAGACACGGGACCGGATGTAGTGAAAGGCTTGCGTATTACCCAATCCGAAGCCGATGAACGATTGCGGCGTCGGTTGGCCCGCGAGTTCGTGCCAGGTGTTCTGAACGTGCTGACTCGTCCAGTGAGTCAGGCCCAGCTCGATGCCATGGTGGACCTTGCATACAACATTGGGGTGTCCGCATTCCAAGGGGCCACGCTGGTGCACATGTTCAATGCCGGTGACCTGGCTGGTGCCGCTGAGCAGTTCCCACGCTGGAACAAGTCAGATGGCAAGGTGCTACTTGGTCTGCGCCGCCGTCGCGCTGCCGACCGCGCTCGTTTCTTGGGCGCATCTGGGGCAGAGGCAATCAAGATAGGAGCCGCCATTGTTTAAAGCACTATGGGGAAAGGTGGCAGGCTGGCTGGGCCTGCTGGGTGGCCTGGCCCTTGCTGCTTTGGCACTGCTGCAGGTCGGGCGGCGTCAGGGCAGGGCTCAGGCAGAGCATAGACAAACAAAGGCGGACATGGCCGCAGTGGAGGTAGGACGTGATGCAGCTGAAACGATTGAGCGCCTGGATGATGATGCTGTGCGTGATCGCGCTCGTCAGCGGATGCGGGACACAGAGGGGCGGTAGCTACTGCTCCGCCGCACAGCGTCCGTTTCAGTGGCGTTCTGACGCTGAGATCGACGGCACGCCCATCAGGGTAGTGCGCTATGTAGAGGTGGAAGCCGAGACGTGGAAGAGGTTGTGTTTGCAGTAAATACAGCAGAAGAGGCGGGGAATCTTTACACAAAAAAAAACCGCCAAAAGGCGGTTGGCGTCTCGTTGTACTAGCTAGTCTTTTACCAGCTCCAGGGCGGCGACTGGAATTGTCATTAAATTGTATTCACCAGCTACGAACCACGAAACGCTGGCTTTATGATCAGAGGTAACTACCTCTACCGTCAGTTTAGGACCGCCACTTTTTAAGGTGACGATGTTTCCAGGGGCAATCTGATCTGTCATGGCGCTCTACCATTTGGAATGAAAGTTAGTGTCATAAGTTTATAAGCCGAAAGAATAAACAATTCATTGTCATAGGTCAAACAAAATATAAAATGACAACAACGGCTGTTTGTTTGTGCGACTTTGCTCTCTAACTTATCTCAAACGCCAAATGCAGAAAACCGCCCGGAGGGCGGTCTATTTAAGGGTTTGTTAACTCTACCGCCATAAGGGCGAGAGCCGGAATTGACTGAGTCCTGGCCCTGTTGTCAATCACAAACCACATGCACTTTACGTCGCTGCCTTCTTGGCTCTTGTCAATAACTGTCATTTCAGGGCCACCACTTTTCAATTGGACTACATCGCCGACCTTGAACGTGCTCATGAAACCTCCCGCAAGTAAATAGAGGCCACAGTATGCCAATGGGTCGTTAAATTATCCAGAAAATTATTTCAATCGAAATATAATGAGCGCTCCATTCATGAGTTGAATTAGCTATAGTCGGGCCGATGCCGCGGCCTTACATCACAAAGATAATAATGGAGACTGATATGCATTTTGAGATTAACGCTGGCCATTTGACCCCTACGTATGTGTCCCTTGTAGCGAGCACCAACGAAGCTTGCATCCCCAGCACAAAGTCGCCAGGGGTGATGATTTACCAAAACATCGCACCACATCATGCGGAGAGCCTACTGAAGCTGCTGGAAGAAAAGGGGATTCCATACAAAATGTCGACGGATGGCACCTGGCAGCGCTACAACGGAGCAAGCTGGGAGAGTTAACCATTTCCCAGACGCAAAAAAGCCCGCTCTATGGCGGGTTATCGGTAAAGCGTCGGGTTTAATCCGTATGGGCGTCACCCGCCCCCTGTAGAAGCACTTTCAATTTTGGGGGCATGGATGGGGGTATGCAGCCTATCCTTGAGAGAGGAAACCCAAGCATATCAACACCCTAGAAAAACAACCCCGTTCCAGTACTGCCTACCAGAATACATGCACACAGCTCCAAGCTGTGCCAAGAAAAGCCCCAAAGATCAATGCTTTGGGGCTTTTTTGTTTTCTACGGCCATAGCCTGCACTATTAATGCCTATATTGAATCCAGCGCGCGTCTAAGCTCTCTAGGCTCAGGGCTGACCCCAACGGCTCGTAAATGGCGATTACAGATAAACCAGATTTCGTCCCTGTCGTTAGCCAAAATAAAGAAGGCGTCCGATGTCTCTGACGGGTTGAACATCCCCAGGGCACGGTAAGCGGTCTGCATATTGAATCCGCTTTGAAGCGGGGAGGGCTTGGGCCCATCCTTCAGCTCTTGAACACGAAGATATAGTCCCGTCTCTAGTGTGATCATGCAAGCCTCGCTTCTAGTTGCGTTGCTTTATTCTAGGAGCAGGAAAAGATCTTCGCCACAGGTCCCTACCTTTAGATGTAATCAGATTTCATCAGATATAACAGAGCTTATGTTAGTCGACAAAAAAGCCTCGGTAGAGGCTTTTTTGTGTGTTCGCGCCCGGGGTGCTTTGTCTTACATGACAACATACTGGGAGATGGCCAGAAAATGCGCTGCGCTGCCGGCCAGCACAAACAAATGCCAAATGCCGTGCCAATGTCGGAAGCGTTCATCAAACACAAAGAACACGATCCCGGCGGTATAAATTGCTCCCCCTGCCGCCAGCCAGGAAAAGCCTTCCGAGCCCAGATTGTCTGCCAGCGGACCCAGTGCTAGCAATACAATCCACCCCATCACGGCATAGATCACCAGCGATAGTATGCGTGCCGGCGAACGTGGGCGAATATCTTGAAGAATGCCAATCAGTGCCAAACCCCAGACCACACCGAACAGACTCCATCCCCAAGGGCCTCGCAGCGTTACCAGGCAGAAGGGCGTGTAGCTGCCAGCAATCAACAGGTAGATGGAAAAGTGATCCAGCTTGCGGAAGACGTTTTTGGCCCGTCCCTTGAAGCAGTGGTACAAGGTGGAAATCAGGTACAGCAGGATAAGTGTGGCGCCGTAAATGGCCGTGCTGGTGATGCGCCAGGGGTCCCCGGTAAAGCTCGCCATGACAATTAGCCAGGATACGCCGCCTACAGCCAGAACTGCACCGATCAGATGTGACCAGGCATTGAAACGTTCACCGTAATACAT